AACCTAATTCTACTTTTTGTTTAGTAGTAAAGATATTACCTTCTTCATTAGGTACAATACCTAAGTTATAAGGATCATCTATAACAGGAGTATTAGTAATAGAAGAATCATTAATAGTAGGCATATTAATACTAGTAGATTCTTTATAAAGCTGATTTGAAATAGTTAATTTATCTAATGCTTGATTAGCATTAGATTCTGCTAATTTCTGTTTAGCTAGTTGTTCTTGTGTTTGATTTTCCATTAATTAGCCTTTGTAGTATTAGTATCTTGACTCTTTTGTGTATTTTTTCTAATAGTATCTAAATGTTCCTTGAATCCTCCTAAATCTTGATTATCGTATGCTTTAGCATAATCATTTCTAAAGTTAGATAAAGTATTTAAAAATGTAGATAATACTTGTGCATTAGTTATAAGATTAGTATTGTCATTATTAGAACTTACTGTGTTTACATTTATATTTTTACCTGCAAATAAATCATCTCCATATTTAGTATTAAGAACAGAAAATAGCATCATATTAAGTAATTCTGTATCACCACTATTTTTAAAGTTTAATTGTTTAGCTTTACCGTTTATATCTTCTTGTGTAATAGCGATACCTGATAACGCTTCTTTAGCTTCATTTACAACTTTATTAAATTGAGTTTGATCCATATTTTCTTTATTTAATCCTGTATCTGAATCAAAATCTTCTATAGCCTTAGCGATACCATATTGCATTTTAAGAATACTATCTTCAGGTAAGTTATACATTATACCAATTTTCCCTACTGTATCCAATTTATTTTTTAATGCTGGTTTTGTAGTTAGAGGAAGTTTAGCTAAAAATTCATAAATTTCTTTTTCTTTGTCATTACTATGTTTAGGAACTTCAGGTTTCTTAAATTTATATTTAATAGCTTTATTAGCATTATTAACTATAGAATTAATTTTAGGATTATCATATTGTCCTGTTGTTAGTTTATTAATTCTATCAACAGCTGTAGGATCATTAACTGCTTCTAAATCATTAACAATCTGATTAGCTATAGCAGATTCTTCTTGAGCAAAAAATCTTTGTTCATCAGAAGGACTTTTGATAAGATTACTGGATCTAAGATTATTTATAATCTCTTTTCTTTGATTTTTTATATATTCACTATCTCTATTACCTAAATACATTATTTGTTTAGCTAATATTCCATTTTTAGAATTTGGTTCCTTGCTACGACTTAATTCTGTATTTGCACTGTTAATAAATACATTTTGTTTATGTTGGTTATTTGGATAATATATTTCAGCTAATTCTTTAAAGTCTCCTTTATCTATAAAAGATTGTACTAATGAGCGTTCTAATGTATTTTCTATTTCTTTAACTTTTTCTTCATATCCTAATGAATTGTTAGAAACAATATTATTTATATTACTTTTTACACTATCTGGTAATGAAATATTATTTAATACTTGATTAGTATTTAAGGGAGTAGTTTCTGTATTGTTATTAGGTAATACTAAATTATTACTATCATTTGTATTCATATTATTAGATCTAGTATTATTATAAGTATTAATAGTACTATTTAATGCTCTTTGAATACTCATAGTAGAATTGTTGTTACCTTGTGGTGTAGCATTATTAGAATAAACTGATCTTAATCTTTGTGCTATAGGAGCTTGTAATGCTTTATCTAAGTCTATAGCTAGTGTAGAAGATTGACTTACAGAGTTAGCTATGTTTTTAGCTAAAGCCTCTTGAGGAGAGAATATTATATTCATTAAATCAGCTTCACTTCTATTAGGATACATTGCTTTAGCTGTTAAGTATACATCTTTTAAGTTATCAGGAGATAGTACCCCATTAGTTAAAGAATTGTATTTTTCATCTATTTTAGTTTTATCCATCATTATATTGAATAATTGTGGATTGTTATTTATCTTTCTTATAATAGGATCTCTATTACCTAATTCTCTATTAACTTGATAGTAAGATACCATATTATCAAAAGAACTAAAGCTAGGGTTAACTCCTTTAGCAATAGTATCGAATTCAGCTTGTGCTTGATCATATGTTAAACCAAATGTATTTAAAGAATCTAAGTTTCTTACATCATCACTAAGGTTAGAAGCTTCTCTATAATTATTTAATGCTTTATTCATAGCATTATCTCTATCACTCATAGCTTTAGATTCTTGTTTATTTAAAGCTTCCATCATTCTATTGTTTATATCTTCTCTAATAAAAGAACCTGAAAAATTAACTAATGCTTGTCCTAAATCTTTTGAATTTTGCGTATCAAATATTTTATTATTGCTAAAATCAGGTCTAGCATTAGATCTACCTACTGAAGACATATCTCCTGTAGTTAGAGAATTATTTACATTACCTATATTGTATCTTAGATTATTCATTTAAATCCTTTAGTATGAAGTTTTAACTTGAGAACCTGAAGTCATTTGTTTATTCACATTAGATCTAATTTGATTTAATCTAGCTAATTCTTGTTTTCTATTATTTAGTTCAAATCTTAATGCTTCATTTTGTAGATCTAAATTAGCCATTGCTTTTTTATTATAAGCTTTTTGTCGATTATAATTACCGATACCTGTAAATATATTAGCTCCTGTTCCTACTATATCTAATGCTGATTTACCTCTTCCTGCCCACTTATCAAAACTAGCCCAGAAGTTACTATCTGGATTATTAGCTAGATTATTGTTAGCATAATCAGCATATAAAGGATCATTCAAAACTCTTCTAAAATTAAGACTATTTAGATCATTATTAGTACTTGTACTAGTTACCATATTAGTATTAAAAGGATTATTACCTATCCAGTTTTGTTGCTGCATATTACCTACATAGTTATTATAATAAGGACTATTATACATACTATTATTAGACATCCAAGCATTTATATTAGATGGAGTATTTATTGTATTTAAACTCATTATTATTCCTTTACATTTAATCTGTTATAAGTTTACTCTCTAGCATTATATCAAAATTATATATATTTTCTATAGTAGATTCTACATATCTATCCATATTTACTAAATAATCAAGATCCATATTTCTTTCAACATATTTATCTAATAATAAAGGAGAAATAGAATTCATAGATTGCATAGTTAATTCATCATTAGTATCCATTATTTCTTGAGATATTTTTTTATTTTCTTCTTCTTTTTTAGCTAATTCTTCAGCTTCTTTTTTAAGATTTATTTCAAACACTGTTTCTAATACTTTATTTATAACACCTAATGCAACATTAGATATATCCATTATTTTAAAAGCTAAATCTACATTAGACAAAGATGCTGAATTAGTTATTGATAAAGATTCTAATCCCGTACTTAATGCTCCTGCTATACCTATTAAAGCTCCAGCAATACCTATACCTTTAGCTAATTTCATAAACTTAGACTGAATACTTCCTGTCATAAAATAAGTAGCTAAAAAGAATACTAATTGGGAAATTAAACCTAATGTAGTACCTATAGCTATAGACATATTAGCTATAGTCATATTTGATATAGCTACTTGCCAAGTACCATAAGTAATTACAGCTGTATTCCATATGGCAACTAATGAGAAGAACATTCTCCATCTTCCACCAGAATTCCATTTACAAGCTACTATAGTAGTACCATACATATCAAAACCAGCATATAACCTATAAAGAGTGTATTTATTTATATATGAAAGTCTTTTATAGAAATCTTCAAATAAAGGTAAGAATGGATAACTACAATTAGGAACTCTATTTAGATTGGTTATATTGCAATCTATTTTAACTATATCTCTTAGTTTTAAAGTACCTATAGTTTGTATTCCTATATCATTTATTATAATATAACCATTATATACAAACTCTCTAAATTTAGATTGTGGTATTATTTTAAATAAGTTTGTATCACTAGTATTATAACTAGTGTAGTATTCATTATTAGTACACACATATAAATTAGTAGGTAGAAATTTATAAACATATTCTGAAAGATCAGTTATAATCTTATCTTTATTTATATAATTACTTTTATCTATACTACCATCTAATTTAATACTATTAGCTGTTATATCAGTAATAGAACTATCTTCTAATCCTTTATATTGACTATAAGTATATAACCATAAGAGATCTTTATAATAATAAGAATTACCTGTATATGTAGGACGAACATATGGAGGTTCATTAGGTTCAGTATGAACACTATCAGGATCATTAGTATTATAAAAAGTATAGTTATATCTAGTTAAATCCCATAAAGTTTGAGTTTGTTTAGTTATTGTATTACCTGTAATTTCATCTACTTCTTCAGTGTATTCTATGTCACTTAATTCATTATACTCTTTATTATATTCTACTATTTCTTTACCATTATATGAAGTAGTACTTAATCTATAATTAGTTCCGAATATATCATTATAAATACTTATTAACCTATTATCATTAATTGAAGATATATAATCTAATATAACCTTTTTAATGTTATTAGGTAATGTTTTAGGATAAGAATTGTTAGGATAGTTAGGTATAGTAAATCCTTCATAATATGTAATCAATTCTTCTTTATTATACTTATTAGGATGTTTTAAAGCATAGTCTAACATTTCTTGTGGATTAGTAAAAGGATTTTTACTACTATTCAACTGATTCTTAGCAATATACCTATTATAGAATTCTGTCATACCATCATTAGTAAAAAAGTAAGTAACATACTTTTTATAGTAATCTTCTAAATTACTAGATATATTAGTATCATTAAAACTACTAGAACCGTCTATACCATAAGTAGATTTCCATCCTGGTAAATAGTAATCTAAATCTAAATAGTATTTATACTTTTTTGACTTAGATCTAAATTCTAAATAATTACCATTCATAAAACAACTATAAGATTTAGTTTCTAATTCAGATTCTTGATCTGTCATTCTAATTCTTCTTAGTCTTAAAGTTTTTTGCATATAACTAAAATGTATTCTATGTGGTGTATGTAAATTAACATAGTTCCATATATTATCTACTAAATAATATGATTTAAATAAGTAATCTAAGTATTGATAACCCATTTTAGAGTGTTGTGTACATTGTCTAAATGTACTATCAAAGAATGGTGTAAAACTAAACTTATTACTATAATAGTATTTAGTAGTAGATAAAGACGGATTAGAACCATAATAACTATTATAATCGTGAAATCCTATACTTTCTCCCCTTAGTTTAAATGGTCTTTCTATGAAGAAAGGATGATTTATATTACCAAATATAGGAGGTATTCTTTTAGTATTATCTATTTTATACTTTTTAGATTTATCTATATCTTTAAAGTCTGGATTCTCAAATGTATCAAAATATTGAGGATATAATCTTTTATCTTTAAGATATAGATTAATATATTTATCGTGTATATTATACCAAGAACCTGCTGTAGGTGAAGCAGCTAATCCTTTAACCTCTCTAGGGAATACTAATGGAATAACATAAGGAGGAGATGGTATAAATATAATTTCTATTTCAGTTGCTCTATAATTAAATCCTTTAGCATATGATTTAATATTATAGAAATTTACAAATGGTATATGTCTAACTAATACTTCTTGTTTATCTGAGGTATTGTTTTTAAATGATACATAATCTTCAGAAATGTAATCATATTTAGTTTTACCATTCTCTATATATGTTATAAGAAATACATTATCTAAACCTGATAATGTACCTTGTAAATTAGCTAAATCTTTATTTATTTTAAACTTATATTCTTTAGGTTCTCTATAATTAGTTACTATTGTTTTAGTAACTATTTGAGGTTGTCCTACTGGATTAGGTATTTCTATATCTTTTATTTCATAATCATCTAGTATATATAGAAAAGGACAGAATTTAACTTTTTCATATCCTCTAAATATTTCTTTAAAATTAGTTGTAGGCAATTCTGTAGAACCTTCAGGAACTTCTATCTTAGTTCCTTGTGATCTAATTTTATAGATATCTAATTCTAAAGGAAAGTTTCTTAACTGAAACATAGGTTTAATAGTTACTTCTTTGTATGTATCAGTATCTACTTCATTTATTATATTAGTTTTATAAGTAATATCAAAACTTTCTCTAGTTGTTATATCATCAGGTTTAAGTAACTCAGTAAAGTTCTCAAAGTTATTATTCATTAGAATAGTTTTTTCTTTATCTAAATACCAATCTAATGGTGATTGTTGTATTAGATTTATATCTCTATTACCATACCCTTCTATTGAATTATTAAATTTCCTTAATAAATTAGGTTGATCTTTGTCTGTTAGAACATAATAAGAAGATGATTGTACTGTAGTATTTCTAGTTCTTAGTCTAGTTAAATAATCAGAATATTCATCATAACTAAAATTATTAAACCACTCAGCATTAGAATTAGAATTAACTATATTAGAAAAAGGTAATCCACTAGTAGAATCAAATAGTTCATTAAAATAGACACTATCTTTAGGTATAACTACTATAGGGTATGATGTTTTATATTTACCTATATCTAATGTTTTCCAGTTATCTAAATTATATACTATTTCATTATTCTTAATTTTATTAATAAGTTTAATTGCATAAGGAGTAACTAATTCTTTAGTCTTTTCTATAAAGAACGAATTATAATCAAAAGATAATATAACATTATTTACTTCACAATAATCAAATAATTGTCCATCATTAGTTATAAACTTAAGGTTAGTAGTATCTACAGTTAGATTCTCTACTGTATTATTTCTAACTATACCTTGAAAAGATAATCCATTAGATATATCATAGTTATTTATTATTTTAGATAATATAATACTCCAGTATATATCATCATTAGGAGATAATTTAGTATATTTACTATCAGTAATAGTTATATTAGTTTTACCTAATTTAGATTTTATATACTTATCTCTTTTAGTTATATTTTCTACATAGTCTTCTCTATGATAAAAACTTCCATAGTATTTAAATTCAGCTAATGCTCTTCTTTCTTCTTTAGATACCTCTGTAGAAGCTGATCCACAGTTTAGCTGTAGTTTAGTATTAGTATCCCATTCTGGAGCATTCTTAACGATTGTAGGGTCATTTAGTATAGTTCCATTTTTATGTTTTCTATAAACCCATCCTTTACTAGTATCTAAGAAGTATTCTTCCAATCTAGAAAATTTTCTATATAGAACACCTGAATTATTTCCTATAATGTATTGATTCATAAATTTAGATCTAGCAGAACCAGAACTTTTACTATATTGTCTAGAGTATTCTAATTCTTCGTGAACTCTGCTTTTAGGAAATTTTACACATATAGGTTTCTTAGAGTTAGGAGGTAATTGTACAGTAAGTATCGAATCTAATCCTTGATAAGGATTACATGCCATATTTAGTACTTGATTCTGAAAATGCATTTGATCGTGATATCTATCTCCACTGATAAATAAAGTAATGCTAAACACAGAGTTTACATTACCATTAGGAGTAATTATTCTACCACCTTGTGTATCACCTTGTTCACCACCATTTAGGTAAGGAACACTATATCCCTTACCACCTATAGATATGGATCTTACATTTTCAACTGCCACTATAAATCCTGAGATTTAGCTTGAGAATATAATGACATCAATTCAGCATTATTGTTAGTAGGAGGAACTGTTTCAGTCATACCTGCTGTAAATGCTGAACTTGAAGCATCTAATTGTGCTGATAGAAGTTTAGTTATGTTATTAGATTTAATACCTTTAATTTGAGTATCATACATCTTAACTTGTATTTTATTTATAGCTTTATTTAAAGCTTTTACTTCATAATCAGCTAATGTTCCTATAGAATCTAATTGTAATTTAATTAATCCTAGATAGAAATCTAATTGAGATTTAACTCTAAATTGTTCTGCTTGTTCTAACATATTTAATCTATATTTATCTAGTTCACAAGCTTGTATCATAGCAGTTTGAAATAATTGAGTAAAGTACATAGCATAGCTATCACCTTTTAATTGATCATTGTCTACTAGAATATCTAAATTAGATTGAATTACATTTATTAATATATCTAATGGATATGTTCCTCTCCAAGTGTATACAGTCTTACCACTCATACCGTTTTCACCTGGTTTTTCTACTTTTTCTACAACACCATTAGATAGCATATAGCAACTAGGATCTTTATAGATATCAGAATAGCCTTTACCGTCTCTTTTTAGTAATTCATTGATATCTAAATCAGGTAAAGTTATCCCATCTAATGTATCTAAAACTTTATCTAACACTTGAGTAGTTTTCTTAGTATCTGCACCTGTATCTATTAAGTTAACAATAGTACTATTTAGTCTATTTACACTTACTGTCTTACCTGTTGTATTAATTAAATCAAATGGAGAAATACTTTGGATATCTAATGATTCATTAGTAGTTATAGTTACAGAAGTAGATATAGTTACATATTTAGAATATGTAGCTGTAATATTATCATTTACTTCTTCATCTCCTGAAGGTACTTTTTGATTTTCAACTATACATCTTGCAGATAGAACACATTTATATGTATTAGGAGTATTTGTTTCTACTCCTTCAATATATATTCTATCTTTATCTAATAATACATTTGATAAGTTTTCAGGTAATACAGGAATATATCCATATATTTCCATTAGTTACTTACTCCTATACCATTTGCTTCATCTCTTATAACAGCAACATTATATTTATTAGCTAAGTATATTTGAAATGTTTTTTTCTGTAGAGCTTGTTCTGATTCACTTAGATTGTGTACTTTAGAAATTCTTGCATCTCTAATATTCTCATATATACATCTAGGTACTTCTACTGGTTTATTAAATGGTACTAATAAGGCTTTACTAAAATATTGATTTTCTACACTAATTACTTCTGCAGTTTTACCCATACTAATATCATTCTCACTATTAGGAGATACACTTATAATAACAGGTTCAAGTGCTCTATCTCTTTGTGTTTTCATTAACTGTCTAAGCGCTAGTTCACTAGCTATTGCACTTTTTTGTTTTGGATCTAATCCTTCTGTAGGTATTGAAGTATTTGAATTAGATTCAGTATCTTCTTCTATCCCTAATTCAGTTATTAATTCATCTATATCTACACCTATAATTTTAAATGTAGTTTTAAATTCTTCATCACTAATATCTAATTTAGATATTTTACTAATTAATGATTTTGTATTTAGTTTTTTTAAATCTTCTATTTCTTGTGGTTCTGATAAAAAGTTAGCGAAAAAGTTGATTAAAAGTTCTTTATCTAGGTTACCTAATAATTCTTTTCTATTCATTGTTTTTTCCTTTATTTGTTTAAATTAGATAGGGTATTTCTACCCTATATGTTACGCACTAGCAAGTACGTTTATTCTTAGTAATCTCTCAGGACGAGTGATTAATGCTGCAAACCAAAACTTATAAGCAAAGAAACCTTTAGTTTTGAATGGATTCAAGATACTAACATCATTTGGACTTAATGACATAAATTCAATTTTATTAGCACCTGCTAAGCCTATAGTAGCAAATGAACCTGCACAAGGGATTAGGATAGGGAATACGTCAAATCTATTTTCTTTACCTCCTCCAACTTTATCAACATTTGTATAAGATAGTCTACCTGTGTAACCAGTATCAACTACAGCACCTCTACCTCTTTCAACAATAGCAGATTCACTTACAATAAATCTAATATCGTTTACTCTACCAAATTCATTTTCCATAATTGTAGTTTGGTTAGCATACATATAAACAGGAGTAAATACGAAATTCTTTTCGTAAGTTACCCCACGAATCATATTTTCTATATCTAGTTTAACTTCAGGTCCTACAATTGCCACATAAGCAGCATTGATAGGAGTAGTTCCTATTCTAACATCACCTTTTAGAATTGATGTATGTTTAGGTGCTCTATTTCTAAATAATTTTTGAACTGCTTTTTGTATTAGTCCATAGTTAATTTTATAACTTTCTTCTATAGCATTAGTTAAAGTTACTGGATCAGGAGTTCCTGCAGCTATACCTGTACCTAAGGTTTCTAATGATGTAGCTGTTCCTGCATACATAACAGTAGGTGTAGCTAGTAATTCTAATTGTAATAGATCTTCATAAAGACAGTTAGCTCTTTCACCTAATTCTTCACGATATCTAACTTGCATAGGATCTTCTGAGAAAAGAACAACTTCATCAGTATACTCAATCATTTCACCAAATTTTTCAAATCTAGTTGTAATTGTCATATCTTTTAAACTAAATTTGTTAGCTGGACCTTCACCTTCTAATAATCTAACACCATTATTATCATATGTTTGTCCAGTATAATCTTTACCATCTGAGCCATATACATAATTAGTTAGATCAGCTAGATTTCTTCCTGAAATATAACCTAATTTAGAAAAATCTGATGTAAATGTTTTCTTTCCACCTATAGTATTTAAACTATTTTCCTCATAAGGCATACGATCATAAGAATGTATTTGTACCTTAACTCTATACTCTTTACCATGTCTTTGAGGCATTTGTCTACTATCAGCAAATTGAGCATAAACTTTTTTTCTATTTGCAGCTTTAATACCTGCCATATCATAATAAAACGTTTTATTGTTAGGACCTTGACTAGCATTAGCCCCATTACCATAATAATTTAAAATATCTCCTGCAACACTACCTGGTTTTGCCATTTTCTATTCCTTTATCTATTAAAATTTAATTTTCTATAAAACTCATTGAAGTCATCATCACTAATTTCTTCAATTTGTTCAACTACTTTTTTTACACCCTTGTTGTTATATACAGCATTACCTGATAACCCTGCTTTAGCTCTGTTATTTATTTTTTGTTCTGTTTGTTTATTTTTAACAGTAGCTTCATATTCTTTTCTTTGGCTATCATATAAAGCATTAGCACTATCAATATAGTATTCTAAATCTGCTTTCTTACTACCGTATAATAATGCTTTTTTAGAGGCTTCTGCTTTGATTCTATCAAAATGTCCTGAAGCCATTTCATTAATTAGTATATTTAATGTTTCAGGTTGTCTTTGAATTATTTCTTTAGATCTAGGATCTAATTGTGAAACATAATCTACTAATTTATTGTAATGTTCTGAAGACTTAATATCTTCAACTATGTCATCTAATCTAGTATGTTCTCTGCCATACTTATTAGCTTTATAACCACTTACTTCATCATCAGAAATGTTATCTATATCATTAATATTCATATTCTTAGATCTTAAGAAATTACTAATAGCTACAGCATTACCATTTCTCATTTCAATAAATTGGTTAATCTCATCTTCTGATACCTGATTTTCTTCTAATGCAGATATCGTTCTTCTAAATGGAGCAATTTGTTGCATTTTTTTAGTATAGTTCATTGCTTTAGGAGCTAACTTAATTAGTTCATCTAAAGTGAATTCTAAATCTTGTCCATCTGCTTTAATTTTATATCTTGAAGGTTCTGAGATTTGATTTTCTTCAGTGTTCTCATTACTTTCTATATTATCATCATTAGAATCATTTAACGGTTCTGTATCAACCTCTCTTGAAGGTTCTTGTGTTTCTTCAATATTAGTATCAGAATTATCGTCAGATTCTTCTGTAACCTCTTGTTGAGGTACTGTATTAGGTACAGAGGAGATAGCTTCCGCTCTCCATTTTTCAAAATCCTCATCACTCATATCATAAACAGATTCCCTAGCAGGATCTATTTCTAGATTAGGAGTTTCTTGATTCATAAAATCATTCTGCATTATCCTCTCCTTCTAATAGATCTGCTCTAGTTGATTCAGCCATATTATGTACAAAGTGTATAAAGTCTTGAAAATTAGCTATACTAATTAACAATTCAATTATATCAGATCTCATACCTTTATTAGGTGTATTCAACAAACTTACTCTATCAGAAGCATATTCTTTAGTATAATAATCAAGAAAAACTTTCTTAAAATCTGTATTTTCAGATAAACGATAGAGTGATTCACTTAACTCTATATAGGTATTACCTATTGTATCAGGTATTCTAATAGGAGTTACTTCTTCATTGTTCTTCATAAAATTTCCTTTAAAAATTCAGCTTTTAGAGTCGATCAGAATTTGGACTTAGATGGAACATATGGATTTCTATTAGACGGAGCTTTAGTAGTAGGTGAATACTGAGTAGCTCTATCTTTTTCTTTATTTACTAATTCCATTTGTTTAATAGCTAATTTAGTTTCATTGTCCATCTGTTTCATTCTTTCTTTAGATTCTAAATCAGCTTGAGTTTTAGCAAAGTCTTGCATTTTATCGATACCTTGTTGCTTTTGATAATACTCAAGATTTCTAAAGTCTGTATTAGCACCAAGTTGTCTAGCTTTAGCTTGTTCAACAGGTATTTTAGCTTCTTTAAGACTACCATCAACAATATTCCTTTCAGAACTAGTCATTAATTCATGAGTTTGAGCTTGTAAGTTCTCTAATTGAGCTTGTAACATAGCTTGTTGCATAGGATCAGGTTGAGGTTGATATGTATCAATAAAATAAGCTAAATCAGGCATTTTATATAACTTAGCTATTTGACTCATAATTCTTTGTCTTATTTTAGGATCTTCGTGAGGACCTATAGTTTGTAATAAGAATGATAATTCTCCTGCTTTTAATTGATTATCTTCATTAGTAGATATTCTTAAATCTATATCTATAGAACCATATAAATCATCTCTTCTAACAGGTATAAAATCAGTTTCTGTTATTCTAAACATAGTTTCTTCATCTAAATATTCAGCATTATATTCCATCCATTTTCTTAATAATGGTTTTACTAAGTTTTCTGATATATTTCTAACTATATGTAATTTTCTTTGATTCCCTCCATCTAATACACCTTTAGAAGTAGAATTCTCTCCCATTTGAGTATATACAGGATTAGTTCCAAATGAATTAACTCCTGTTAGACTTTCAGCTTCTGAAGTTAAATATTGTAAGAAATTAAATATAGAATTAGGTAACTGATTAAATTGTCCTACAAATATACTATTAGGATCACCTTGGTATTCAAAGTTCTCTCCTCTAAGCATTCTATTTTTATTAGTTACATCTAATGTACCTTTTCTTATTCCTATTTGACCATTATTAGAAGCAGCCATATTATCTATGAAACCTCTTAATATAGCTGTTTTAACTTTTTGTATTTCACTAAGCATTTCAGCATTAGATTCACCATATAAACTAAATGGTTCAGGTAAGAATGGACATATTATGAATGGAGGTTTTTTATCTGGATAAGGATTATCTTCTAATCTAATTAGAATGTTACCTACCCAAGAACATACTATAGGCTCAGCAATACCATCTTCATTATAATCATAATTACCCCAATATTCATAAACAACTATATTTTTTCTAGCTTTATCTTCGAATCTGAAACCTAAAGCTTCTCGTTTAAAGTCTTCGTCCATTGATAATTGAACCTTATCTAAATTCTTATATCTAGAATCTTGAGATAAAGTACTTAGATTAGTTTCAAACCTATGTATAATGAATTGACATTTATCCATATCACCTAAACAAGTAGGATCTAAGAATATATCTTCATTTCTACATACCATTGCAGTAGGACGATTAATTAAAGCAATTACTCTTTCTTCTTCAACTAATTCATTTTCTAATAATGGTTGTCCATTTTGATCTAATATCATTTCACCATTATTATCTAGTATAGGTGTAGGACGATTATATTTAATAGTTCTCTTATCTTCTTGATATTCCCATCCTGTTTTAATTACACAAGTTCCTTCTGTATCTAAAACTTTTATAGCTCTTGATAAAAAGTTAAATCTATTAAATTGTCTACAAAATTGTGTATTTAATACTAGTTCATTAGCTTTAGCAGCATTAACTGAAGACGGATGTGTAGGATCACATTTAACAATATCAGGTGTAGATACAAAAGGATCAATGATTGAAGGATTTAACCATTCAGAATATTTTTTAATATCTCTAGCTACTATTTGAGATTTACCTTTAACTTCATTACCGTATTTATCTCCATTATATTCTTGTTTCCAAGCAACTATCTTAGATATCCAAGCACTAGAGTAAACTTTAGCATCTCTATAGTTACCTTGTAATGTTTGTAGTAATGCTGTTTCTTTACCATTCATATTCATATTAGGTTCTATATCGAAACCACTAGTTATAGGCATAATTTGATCTGCTGTCATTTAAATCCTTTCGTAACTTTTATTATAGCATAAAAATTAAATTAAATAAACCCTTTAGTGTGAACATCTCTTTTATTTAATCCTAATTGGTATAAAAATCCTTCACCTATAACTTTTTCAATAGCTTTTTCATATCTTTCTATATAAACATTAGGCATATAAGATGTACCTGTTCTAGGATCATTTGTTAATTGTCCTATATTACTAACTTTAGATGCTATTCCTAATAATAAACATTCTAATAATGCTTCAGGAATATCAACAATTTGCTGATCTGCAGGTAAAGCATCTGTAACCATTTTAGGTTGCTTAGTATATAAAATATGTAGTGTATTACTATCATACTTATTAGCTAATTCTTTTTCAACTTGTATTACATTAGGACTAACATTATGAACTAAATTATCATTTAGAACTATAGGACTTTTGTAATCATCTTTTACTTCTAGAATCTTATTTATCATATGAATCCTTTAATTTATATATTTTTTGTAATTCTGAATTTCTTATTTCGTTTGTTCCTCTTATATCTAATTCTATTTTAGTAAGTTTATTCTCTAAATTATCTATTTTTTTAGATATTAAAGATTCTAAGAATACCATTTTTTCCTTAGTAAATTCTAATTGATTACTGGCTATAACATTACTAGTTCTTAATTCTGCTACCATAGTAGTCTGTGTTTCTAATGCTCTTTTATTAAGATTTCGTATATCTTTTATACTTTCTGCATTATCGTTCATTTTACCTATAACAGAATACATAAACCATAAAAATAATACTAGTACTATACCTAGTAATAAATAAATAGAATTTACAAGAGTATCATTCACTTTATACTCCTAAGTTGAATTAGTAATGTTTTTAATTCTTGTATATCATCTTTTATTTCATCTAATGATTGCTCTAGTTTAACTTTTAGAAACTCACTATCTTTAACCTTAGATCTAAATAAGTACCAAGATGAGGCTAATGATATAATGAGTAAAACTAATAGAGCACCTGTTACAGGTAGATTACTAAATTGTTCTGAAGCAATTATAAATTTTTCAAAACTACTAGTTGTTTCATTCATTGTTTAACTCCTTTATTTTTTCTATTTTTATTTTACATTCTTGATAACTATAGAATAGAGTCGCATAAGCTTTTATAATATCTAGCTCATTAGTTACATTTGGTTTTTGTAATGGTTCTAATTCTAATAAACTATTAGGTATTTTATTTGTTATTACTTGTGTTTGTGTTACTACTTGAGTTGTTTTCCCACAACCTATCAATAACATTGTTAAAAGTAATAACAGTACTATCTTTAGAGTTTTCAGCATAACGAAGTACCTCACTTAATTTAGATTTTAAACCTAATATTTCTTTATTAGATTCAACTACTTTTTCTATTTCTTTTTTATACCTATCTTGTAGATTATTTAAATCTACTGATAACTGTTTATTTTCATTAATCACTAAATTTAGATTGGATTCTGCTATATTTAGTTCCTTATATAAATATTTAACAGTTATACCAAGTGACACTATAATAACTAGGGATACACTCCCTAGTATAAAAGATACTTTATTTAACATTTTTACTTATATTATTTTTAAGATCATCAAATGTGCTTTCAGTCTTATCAGTAAAATTATCCATTTTTTCTTTATTATTTTTATAAATGAATAATCCTAATATGACACCTAATCCTATCAACAAAACTATTATAATTATATCTAATATCACATTATATCCTTTATGTTTTATTTATTCATTTATTTATTTTATTTTTTCTTTTTAGATTTACAAGCCATATTAGTTATCCTCCTTTCTATGTGATTAATATATTAAATGTTATTTATATTCCCATCTAGCTTTTCTACCTCTAGTATCTAAATGTACAAATCCTGCATATTCATTTTGACTATTAAATTTAAAAGCTATTCCTAATGGTCTATCACCATACTTGCTTATAACATAATCATATACATCTTTAGTTTTAACACTTTCAACTACAAAATCAGCTGCGCTTCCTACTGTATGTTGACTAGTCTTAGCACCTCCTACTTTAGCATTATGCTCAGGACATCTATAACCGCTATTTATAGATATAGGAGCATTAAAGTGTTCTCTAATTTCACATAATATATCTACAAGTTCATCACTAGGAACATTGTTAGGTAAACTACATTTACCACATTTACATTTAAATTCGTTTTCTGTAAAGTACTTATTTTCCTTCATTTTCATTTCCTTCTTTGGTACTAATGATATCTTCCATAGTAAATGGAAAGTGTTTTCTTTTCAGTTCATTTTCATAAGCTTTTCTACAATGATCTGTAGTTTGCCATAAGAAAAGAAAATCAATTAGTATTTTAGCATAATTTGCATACCAATATCTAGTATGTAACCTATAAGCTCTACTACTTAGTGTTTCATCAGGATAACCATTAAATAAAGCATTGAATAACTGATCTATAGCTATACCTAAATTATAAAAATAAGTTCTGATTTTTTTCATTGTATCTCCGATAGGTGAAATAGGTATAAACCTATTTCATATTGTGTATATAATATAAAGTTTTAACTGCATCTTTTACTTTGTGCATAGACTCATTACTTACAAACTGACTTTCTTCAATTTCATCATAAGCTGAATGTATAGCCATTTTAGCAACCTTCAAATGGCAATACTACCAAACAATTAGATTAAGTTCTTCTAATGTTTGTGCTTTTTTGATATCATCTTCTAATTTTTGTCTTTTACCTAAGATTTTAGCTAACTCTGTTTCATATAAACTTGACTTTAATAAACATTTATCAACTAAATCTCTTAAAGGCATAGCCCTTATTTCAGATATAATCTTTAGCATAGGACATAAATTATCATTAGTATATCCGCTATTTCTATAAGCTATAGCTTCACTTCTCTGAGTGGTAAAGGTTGCTACTTCACTATCTGGTATCTTATCTACTAGTAGTTCATTAGGCAACTTCTCAGCTTTTAATTTAATCACTACAAACATAATGTCTTTAGTTTCATTAAGTAACGCTTCATCTTGTAGAACTAAGGGAAGATATTGTTTAAGTAATTCTAACTCATTATTTTCTAAACAATATTTTTTAATTGCTTGCGTTCCTGCTTGAATTTCTTCATGTGTGATGTCGTCTATTCTGTTACCGTTCTCATCTTCAGTAAAATCTCTATTTATTATAGCTAATACTGCTTTATTTTGAATAGCAAACAATATATGTTCTTTTAAATTAGTATCATTTAGATACGATAGTGTTGTTTTTGAAACTAGCATTTAAACTCCTTATTTATAAATTATTCCATTTCTTGTTACTGTATTAGTCGTAAAAGGCAACTCTGATATACTCCAAGTACAAGATGCGGTATTAACACCGTATAAATTAGTTTGTGCCCCATTATCATTTATTACTAGATGCTTTCCTTTTGAACCTGTGAAATTAGTATGTTGAGCATTAACATAAGAATTATTATTATTTATTATCTGATAGTTTGATTTATTATTAGTACAAGAACAGCCAAGTAGTGATAATCTAGAATTATACCCGCAATAATACAACCAACCATTTACCAATGAACCATTGTTATCTAGCTTACCATTAAAAATACTCAATTCGCCATTGGTTGTTGCTTTCAATACATCTTGATTTATTTCAGTATTTAAATTTTTAGCATTTTCACTTAGGTTATATCCCTCTAGTGTTACTTTTGAATTGTCTACAAGAATAGCGTTCATTTTTAAATTGATAAAGCCAAATTTATGCTTATTACTATTTAAAGCTAGCATTTTTGCATAACTATGTAAAAAATACATACCTTTGGCCGTAGTTCCATTTGCGTCAAATAAACAACTCAATTGAGGAGCAATACAACCTATAAAAGTAAATAAATAACCTTCTCGTGGGTCATAATCTACATTAACTATATCATCTTGACTAGTTATTGTAATATGACTAGCTAGTGAATTAACTAATTTAATTTTTTCATTTAACTTATAACCAGATTTTAAAGTGATAACTATTTTATATGTATCATTTATAGTTATATACTTACAAGCTTCTGATAAAGCATCACTTAGTTTAGAAAAATTTCCACCAGTTCCTACTGTCCAATTAATATTTTTTACAAGTATTTTTGAGTATCTACCATCTGCTTGTCCTAAAGGTAATGAATGATTATTAGCAGTAGCGTTTGGGATAATTATAGGACTACTAAAGGTTTTATTACCTTTTATAGTTTCATTCCCTGTTAATCCTACTTTAGTCTTTAATTGTCTTAATGTAACAAAATTAGCATCTTCAGTTCCATCTATACCTGATTGGGTTTTTGTAAATATATTAGCTTCATTTTTCTTAGCATAGTTACTATCATCTAATGATACATCTTTATTAATCCATTTAGTTCCATTATATACTAAAACTTGATTAGCTTTAGGTGTATTTATAGTAGTATCCTTTAGATTACTAATAGTTGTTCTATGAGGATTACTAAAGTCAGCCATATGAGTATCCATACCATCAGTTTCTACATCTTTAGATACCCATTTACTTGTATCTTGATCCCAACCTAAGAATTGACCTCTTCTAGGATCACTTGCGTTTACATCACCTAAATCATTTAAATTAGTAACTTTACCAGCTTCTGTTTGTGCTCTCTTTACTTCATTTATAGCTGCAACTACTGTATTTTTTACACCTGTTTCTAAAGTATTTAGATTACCTACTTTATCACTAACTGCTTTAACTTTACTATCCACTTCAGTAGATAAATCATAGTTATCTAATGTAGTTGTATCTACTTTATTTGTTAATTTATCATCAATATCAGATTTATTATAATAATTTTCTAATACTGTATTATCTGCTTTATTCCTTAATAGATTATCTGTTTCTGTTTTATTGTAGTGATTAGTTGTTAAAGTTGTAGTATCTACTTTAGTACTTAAAGAAGTATCTATTTCACTTTTATTATAATAATCACCTAGTTGTGTTTTATCTGTTTTTAATTTTAATTTTTCATCAACTTCACTTTTATTATAATAATTAGATAAATCTGTACCTTGACCACCTTGACCAGTAGCTTTGTACTTTATAGATTTATCATTTCCTAATCCTAACACTATTTGTGTTTCAGTAAAAGTAATCCTAGCTTCTGTATTAGATTCTGTTGTAGGAGTTTCTAAATCCTTATCCAATTCACAAGCAAATGATATTTTACCACTGTCTATCATATCAGCCATTTTTCACTCCTTAATTACCATATGGTTTTAATAATTCAATACCTTCTAAGTCATAATCTTTGAATACAGCAGGTATTGTTGCTTTAATAACTTCTAAAATCTTAGCTTTAGTATATTGTTCTACTTCATCTCTAAATTTAGTATAATCTGCAGTTAACTGGTTTACTTCTGCCTTTAAAGTATTTATTTCAGTTTTAGCATCTAATATAGCTTGTTTTAATTGTATATCAGTTTCTTTTTGAAGTAATAATGCTTCATTTATTTTTATACTTAAATCTTGAATTTGAACAACTAATTCTTTGTATTTAACTTCTTCAGTTTTTATTGTACTAACTAGATCATTACTTAATTTATCATATAAATCTTGTAATTTCTGTGTATAATTTTTCACAGCAGTATCTAGTTCAGCAATAGCTCTTTGTATTACATCAGGAGCGTCTTGTATGATTTTAACTAATGTTTTTATATCTTCTACATTGGTACTAATTAGTTTAAGATCGTCTATATTATCAGCTATTAGTTTTTGAAGATCATAGTATTCTGAATCTGTAAATCCTTTAGAATTTTTTAAATCTTCATATATACTTACCCATCTAGAATTTTTTAATAACTCAGGAAGGTAGTCAAATATAGTAAGTAATCTTTCTAGATTAGCTCTAATTTGAATAAGTTCATTTTTATATTGAATAACTTCTGATATTTCAGCGGATAATCCTGAAACTATAACTATATCATCAGTCATAGCAGAACAATCTAGTATTGCATTTATATTATCAATAACTGATTGTATATTATCTTTTATACCATTTACAGCTAGTATATCATCTTTTATATTGCTAACATTAACTATTTCATTTTTAATAGGAGAAATATTTGATATACTAACTAAAGTACCATCATTATTTAAAGTCAAAGCTTCATCTATAATTTGTAATCCTGTTTTAGTATTACTTTGATAGATTTGATCTGTAGCTAAACTATCATAATTAGTATTAAATTCATTAGTATTGTCTAATAATCTATTCATATTAGATGCTACTATTTTAACACTATCTATGTTATCAGCAACTATTGTAACATCTGTATCAGCTTGATATGTAATCACTTGAGTAATAGTTTTAGTACTATCTTTGTGATTAGATAACGGAGCTTCAACATCTGGTTTAGGTTGATTGTCTATAACCATTACACATCCTTTATATAGTCATTAATATTATAGATAAATTTATCTTTCTCTAAAGGTATATCAACTATACCTTGATTGATAGTAAATCTACTATGTAAGTCAATTAATACCATATTCACAATATTGCACATATCAGGATATTTATCTGCTATGGCAAGATTCTTTAGATCTGTGGCTTTAGCAAATTCAATCACTTGTTTTAATGTTAAATTACCCATTACTATTTCCTTTAGAATATGACATTATTTCGTATTATATCATTTTTTTCTTCATTTATTATCATTCTATCAAACGAATCTATAATAATATCTGGTTTTTCTTCTATATATTCCTGTTGAGAAGGAGCAAATAATTCTAAATATTGAAGCATAGATATTGTATCTAGTACATCATCGTGTTTAGATTTAAATCCTTTTTTAGTTGTTTTAAATAATTCATCCTCTAACTCTCTAAAATATTCAGTATCTTCCATAAATTTAGATACAAACATTTTCTTAGCGTGAAAATTAGGAGAGAATAGTACAAATCTACCAAACTTATCAGAAGTAGGACGAACTTCATTTATATTGAAATAAACATTTTTAGATACTTGTTGATCTCTAATCCAACTAACAAAACCTCCTTGTTGTCCTGTAACTTCTATACCTACTTCCATAGGATTATATTTTTGAACTAATCTAAATAAGTTATTAATCATATCTGATACAGGATCTTGACTAATATAACCATCAACTAATATAAAGTCTTTATTATGTGTATATGCCCAAACAGATATAACTCTATAATCTGCTGAAGTTTTTTCACTAGAAGCAAAGTCTGTAGTTATATAATAATTATATATATCAGGTCTAGGTTCTATTAAATGCTTGCTATCTAATATTTGTAATTGATCTCTTTTAATTAGTAAATCTTCTTCAGAAACAACTCTTAGCATAATTTCTTGATTAAATGAATCTAATTTACCATTTTTTTTAGAATCTTCATACATTTCTTTAACATACTCATAAGGGAATCTATCTTCCCAAGAACCTTTAAATTCTTCTTTAGTACAAGGAAACTTTTCACATACAGGAAATAGGTTTACTTTCCAAGATCCTGATTCTATAGCTTTATATAGAGGATCTCTAGAATTAAATGGAGTACCTATGTATATAATTTTCTGTTTTGTAGGGTGTAAAGCATACTGAATACTTTTATATATTGTATCTTCAACTTTTTCTAATATGATATCGCTTCTAGCATCTTCATCAGTTAGTATATCGTCAAGTATACAATTATGACTTAATCCAAATTGTGTGGTATATGTATGATTAGGTGTTTGTATAGGAATAAATAAATCTTTCTCTAATCTATTAGATGATGATTTAACTTTTCTATATAACCATCCATTTTCTATAAACACTTCAGTACTTATAACACTATCTATATTGTAACCTAATACTTCTCTAACATTTTGAGATAGTCTTATTTCCCATTGTTGTCTAGATATATAAGTGTATCCATTAAAGAAAGTAGTATAGGGTTCCTTAGATCTAGTTATTCTAATATGATATGGTAGATTTAATCTCTCACATATAATACCAAGTTTATCTATTACATCTTTATTTATACTATTAATTCTTATTTGATTATTTTTATAATCGATATAACCATCACCTGATATATATCCTAATAGTAGTTGTTTTTGATAGTCTATTTTAATATCTAATATCCAATTAGGTATGTCTTTAACACTATTAGAAATATGATTACTAGATAGAAATCTAGCTAGTACACTATTACATATTTCACAAACAAAATGGTTATCGAACTCTTTAGATATTCGTAATTTATAACCTAATTTATCACAACATTCTTTTAATCTGTCATAAATATGAGGCTTATATTTATTCATACAAAAACTTATCCTAGTTTGTGTAGATGAACCATCAGATAAATATAATCCGTATATAAACCAGAATTCTTCATTGTACATTCTTTTATATTTATCTTTATATTCAATAATATTATTATTTATTATTCTACCTGAAGAATCTCGTTTAGATATACTATTCTTTTTAAATAGTATACTTTCTATATCTTTTTCTATATAATTTATAGGTTTAGCAATATAATCGGTTCTATATTGTTGTTTACCTAGTAATTTCTTATAACATAAATCTTTAGCTTCTACCCATCTATTATCTATTCTTTCATAACTACAACTAGTTTTAGTTTTACCATTAGGTAAGTATTCTTTCTTATTAGTTTTTATTAAAGACATAACCATATATCTATGTTCTTTAGTAACTATTTCTGAATCTGTTAATCCAAATAGTTTAACCTCACAACCAAATTCGTACCTATAATCACCTTTCTTATAGTAATCTTCTACTTTATGAGTACCTAAATCAGTAGTAACAATAGTACCTATTTTATGACATAATGTAGGTCTTTCTGCATATTCTTTAAAACCCCTAACACCTTTAGTAATACCAAATCCTCTAACAACAAATGGTATATTTTTTATATTTACAAATTCTAATCTAACATCTGTAAATTTAATACCTGAGCTATTTAGATCATTCATATCATTGTTACTAAGTGGTATATTATCATATTTATCTGTAGAACCTGTTATTCGTATTTTTTTATTAGGTATCATTTTCTGTAAAAACTCACTATTAGAGTATCTTGCTTCTATATTGTTTCTTAAATCTTTTACACCTTTTTCCATAGAGTTAGCTACATACATAGCTACATTTACTCTTCCAAAATTAGGTAATGTATTAAAACAAGCAATATATAGAACTAAATACTCACCTAATAATGATGTATTATGTGTTATATATAGATTTTCTATCAAGTATGATTTAGTTTCTGAAGATACACTAATACATTGAGTTTTTACTTCGTAATCTAATTTAACAATATTAGTTATAGAAGCATATAACTCTTTATGTTTGTAGTTCTTTCTTAGTAAATATCTAGGATCTTTAGATAATTTAGGTATAAATAATCTGTGTCTTTTGTAACTAATTTGATTAAAGAATTCATATATTTCTTTAGTAGTTAATACATCTTCATTATTACCTTTATTGTCTTTAGTTACTATATGTAAATGATCTTCATTAGCTATAAACTTAAATCTAAAGTGATTAAAACTAACTGTTATTTCGTAACATTGATTAGTAAATATTTCACTTTTATTAGTTACTATTGTTTCTTTACCTTCTCTATCATAAACAATATCTCCTACTTGTATATCTTTCATTGTAGTGTAACCATCAGGAGTTAATATTTTAGTATCTAATGCTAATGCTTTAGCAAAACCTCTGTGGCAACATACTGCATTCTTTTTAGTTTTACTAAATATTGTATCAATTAGATTTAAATGTGCTAATGGTGATTTATTACTATCATTACTTCCTTTATTAACTTCTTTAATAAAATTTATAAAAGCTAATGACTCTATAGAAGGTGTGTAACCTTTAAATGAATAATCTACCTCATTCAGTAAATCAGTATATGATTTCAATCTTCATCCTCCTTACATTTTACATTTATAATATCAAACGCATCATCTTTATTAGTACTTATTAATTTTAATTGTTGTTCTGCTAATTTTCTTAATTCATCTTGATATCCATCTATAATATTTATTTGATTAGAATTACCTAAATGAATATTAACATTGTTTTGTTGAGCTTGTGGTGCTAAGTGAGTAAGTAATTTATCAGCAGCCATAATTCTATCTCTTGCATGTGAAGCATTATTCATTTCTTTCCTTAACCTATCTATAGCTTGATATCTATATCCAGCATATAAAAGGTTTAATGGTACATCACTAGATTGCTGTATAAGTATAACTAATTTAGATTTAGAAAATAGTTTAGAAGCACTATCTATTTGTTCTTCTAAATGTTTACTCTTATCTCTCATATATACTTGTACTACTTTAGAATAGCTATGTGATCTAATATAGGCTTCAAAAGTACTACAACCTAAATTCATATAACTAACAAATTTCATACTTGTTAGAAAATGTTGTATAGACTTACAATGTTCTGATTTAATTAAATCTCTAAATTCTACTATATTAGCTATAAAATCTCTAACACTGTCAGGATCTTCACCTTTAAATGTACTATTAATATTATCTATATCACTATCTTTTATATCTACATCAGGGAATAAGGACATAAGATAGTTTTTACTAATAGTAGGTTGTTTTACTTGATCTTCACTTTCAGGTAATGAATCTATATTATCTTTATTTAGTTTCATTATTCTCCTTTTTAAGTAAACCTTCTAAGTATTCTATTTTAGTTTGTATCTCATTATATGCTAACTCTTCAGTACTAATGTTCTCTCTATGTCTATCATAATCTTTTTTTAACTCTTCTATTATTAGTTTATCAGTTTGTTTTATATACTCATTAATAGCTAACATAACATCATTATCGTCAAACTTATAGTGAATAGTATCTTTATCTATGTTATGTACTTTTATCACACTTCCTTTATGTAATGTATCTAAGATAAGAGATAGTATATTAAACTTTTTATTCACTTTATCATAAAACATCTTATCTTTAATATCTTTAGGTATTATAATATCTTCATCTTCTACAAAAATACTAAATATAGATAACAACATACAAGACGTATTATCATTTTGTTTAAACAATAACTTAGAAGCTTCTACTTCTGACAGTTTAGATAATTCATTATAATCTAATGATAATTTACTAATTAATTCATTTAATTCCATATACTCTCCATTTATTTTAATTTTGATAAGTATATCATAATAATAGAGTTCATACAAAATAAATTTATGAAAAAGATTAACTGATTAAAAAATAATTTTAACAAAGAGGTTTATAATATATTTTTAAGGATCGACACAAAAAGCAAAGTATATGGCAAAATGTATGAACTCCTAATGAAAGTATATCAAATTAGAAACTAAATTGCAAATACTAATTTTTTATAAAAAATCTAATATAACGGTAACAATGAAAGTACCATATGTCTAGTGAAGTATCCATACTTTGAAGCTATTGACAAAATTGAGTATCCTTGTTATAATGGAGGAATCCATTACTTAATGGTTATATGACGACTGCGAATGCACACAAATGAAAAATCCTTATGAGCATCACCGAAGGTGATTAGTGCGAATAAGGAAACGAAGCTGATTAACCATGTTTGGTTAATGCTGAGTTACCGATTAGCCTCTATACCTAAAAACATACATTATAATCAGACTGAAATCTAAGGGAACTGCTATTATACATTACCGACACAACTAACATAACCGACACATAATCTTAATCGAAACTGAATTTTGTATTATATTTTTTATTTTTTGTGTAGGTGTAGTACATCCCCTAATGACTCTATCGAGTCAATCAATACCCCCCTATAGGGGAGAAAAAAAGAATTCTTTTTAGTATCCTTGAAAATTAAATTTAAAAGGAGTAACAATGGAAATACTTTTATGGGTAGTAGCTCTAGCAGTTGCAGGATGGTTTATGGGATTCAATTTCTTTAAGTTCAGTGGTAGAACTTTAAAAACCCTTTGCATTAAAGCAGATGAAGTACTCTTAGATGAGGTTGTTTCAAGTATTGATATGAATAGACTTAAAGCTAACAAAGCTAAACAGCAAGAAATATTTGATGCTTATGATAACCTTGATAAGACTTCAAAAAAATAAGCCTATTTATAGGCTTTCCTTTAATTTTCTTTTAAGCAACTTAATTTTCGACACTAAAATAACATTAAAGGATAGCATATGCACATAATTTTTATTCCAACAGTATTAGTAGTTTCATCAGTACTAGGTTTATATCATTCACTATCATTGATAGTTGATTATAAAGAATATTTTATAGGTTCAGTACTGCTTGTATCTTTTGTATTACTACTATTCATGTATGCAACTATATTCCTATTTGATTCATATGAATACCATAGGAAATAGACTATAGAGAGCAATTAAGCTCTCTTATTTTTTTCGTTTATTTGATTTAATTTTATTTATAAGGAGATATAAGAATGAGAGATACAGATATTACTAATTTGTTTCTAAGTGATATACAAGCAATGTTAAAACTTATGAAGAGTATTGATTATACTAAAACAGATCACAATACACATCACGAGTTTGTTAAATATATTAACTCTAATACTAAGTATACAATAAAATTTCATTTACAAGATGATAAAGGTTACTTATCTTGGAATTTTGTTAAACAAAAAAATAAAACATTTATCGGTAGTTTAGAATTAACTGTAACACATAATTTAGTACTAGTTGATTCTACAACAGTAAAGCTAATACAACAGCATTACACAAATGACCCTAAAACTATACACAAACTATATGATGATATAGTATACTATATGTCTAATCACGAGTAAAAGGATATAATATGTGTAAATCTAAGTTTAATTATCTAGTTAATTATATATGCTCTAGATACGGATTTAATGTTGATAATGTATTATGTTATCTAAAACCTTCTAGTTATTACACTGACATATGTGAGCTAGAAAGAGATATATTGCTAGGAGGAGAAAATGAGTAAGATATTAGTATTCTTACTCCTAACAATCAATTCTAAAGCTTTGATGAGTGATAAACAGTATGAATATTTATCATACTTAGAAGTTACTCTAAAACTAACTGATGTATGCTTAGAACTCAAAGATACTAAAAATCCAAGCATATATAAACTAATCAAAATTCAATTAGGTTCAAATGGAGTTTATACATATAAAAGTAATCTATATGAACTAATTGACTTTTGTAAAACTACATTAAATAAAGGAGAGTAAATGGAATCAATGAAACAGGAAACTAAAGCTATGCTAATACTATTATATGGTATTAGTACAGATACAAGTAAAGTAGATAGAATGAGTTATATTGAACTAAAAAACTTTAAAAACTATCTAAATAAAGAATACAAACGACTTGCTGTTAAAAAGCAAATAAATAACACTATTAGTCAACTAAGGAAAATAAAATGATTAAACTAATTATTACTAATCCTTACTTTAATATATCTAAGGAAATAGATTGTACTGACTATACTGTAGAAGAGTTTATACGAACTACTAAAGTATACTCTTCTCATTTTACTATTACTTTACTACGTGAAAACTTTTGATTTTTTCGTATTTTTGCTACTTATACTTCTTATTCTTCTAAGAACTAATACTTACTAAATTAATTGTCTTGCAGTTGTTTAGATTACTAAGTATTAGTTCTCTTTTTTTTCGTATTTATGAATTAAATTATTACAAAGGAGATAAAATGTTTACATTTGAAATTAAAGGTGCTGAGGCTATTCAGGATACTAACTTATTTAGAAAAGTAAAAGTAGGTGATGAGTATAAAACTTTTAATAGAGAGAACTTTATTAGCTTTATTAAAAACTATTCAGGAATATTAGCTATTTCTGCTTCTCATACTAATATGCAATGGGAAAACAAAGAATATAAAAGATTATTTAGAAAATCATTTAAATTCAGTAAATTAACTCCAGAAGCATATGCAGAAGTTGAAACTAAATGTTATGAATTAGATTCTTATCTAAAAGAAACATATAGTTTAGATGATAGTGATATTATTAATATTGAAGTAGTATTCTTCCCAGATGATGATAGTGCAGAAGACATTCAAGAAGTTACAGTGGAAAAGAAAACTGTAATAAAAAGAACACAAAAAGGTGTTAAAGCTAAAGATAGTATCTTAAAAGAACTTGATGATAATAAACAATTACCTTTCTAAACCATTTATGCCATTCAAATAAGAATGGCTTATTTTTTTAAAGGAGATTATATGACAAGAATAGATTTAATGTTTAAAGAAAGAGAAATTAGATCAGAAATACTAAGAAGTTTTTCTATTGCTTTCTCTGATCTGACTAAAGGTAAAGTAACTAGTTCAGGTATGACCTATGAAGAATTAGGTATAAACAATTATTTTGCTGATGATATAGGACTAATTACTATAAAATTTAAGAAAAGAAGAATAAATATAAAAGTAGTTCTAAAAGATAATTATATATCATTAGATAACATATATGATATACCATTAGATTCAGATATACCTAACAGTATAATGAAATATGTTGAATCACTTATATAATTATTTTTTCATAAAACTATACGACAAGGTTTATACTGAAATTATATTTTAAGACATAGGTATAGGGATTTTTCAATCACTAGAATATTCAGAAACAAAGGATAATAGGAGAAAAAAAATGAAAGGAAAACTAGAATATAATTTTGCTAAAGAATTTACAGAAGAACCTGGACCTAGATTTAGACATCTAGGAAAAAAATCGGGGGAAGAATTTAGAGAAGATGTTTTAAAACCCATGCTTAAAGAATATGATTTTATAGATATTGATGGAACTGATATTACTTCATATTTTAACCCGTCTTTCTTATCTGAGGCTTTTGGAGTGCTTGCAGAAGAGCTTGGCGGAAGTGAAGAGTTGTTGAAAAGGATTAGGTTGTATAGTAGAAAAAATTTAGGATTAGAAGAGAAATTTAAAGAATATATAGATATTTAAGACTAAATAATGTTAGAAATAATTACACTTGGTTCAATTATAGCATTTGCCAAATAGAAGCTTTATAGTATACAAGACTTATTTAGGTTACATTAAAACGTTTTTTCGTTTTTTTCGTTTACGATTTACTTCGTTGTTTACTATTACTAACAAAAGGAATAAAATGTCAATAAATAATATGATTAAAGATATTGAGAAAGAATTTAAATACATAATAAAAATATTCACAGAAAGTAAGGAATAAAAATGAACAAAGACATCAATAAACAAGACTTTTTAGTATTAAGAGATATACTAAATACATCTGAAAGATCATCTTTAAATACAAGATATAAAGAATTTAAAAACTTTAGGTATGTTAGAATAAATAATTTAAAAGTAAAATGTCTAGAGCATAAATACATTAATGACTTTATTAGGTGTTTAAGAGAAAGAGAAACTAATTATAAAAGTTATAGTTGTTATTCAGAAACTACATTAGGTTCTATAATAACTAAACTATTAGATTACTGTAAGTCTAATAATATACAAGTAGATAGTGATTTATTAGAACCTTTTAAAAAGAAACCAATAGATAACACTAAATTTGAAGTAAAAGATTCTGATTTAATTCTATTAAAGGAATTAATACAAGAGCAAAAAGTTAGAAGTGAATTTGTAGAATTCTTTAGAAAGAGAGGGTTAAATAAGTACTTTATACAAAGACAAGGAGTATCTTATGTATTTGATATTTACATAGCTAAAAATAAAATACAAGATATGTTAAATGACTATGATACGTTGTACTCATTACTATCTAAACGTGTAGAAAATGCAAAACACAATATAGGATACAATAAAATAAAGGAATACTATGATAGGATTATTAACATCTAATATATCTAAATTATTATATAATAATACTAAGGACTTACTCTCTAACTTAGTACACTATATGGCACATATAGATTTTGTAACAAAGAAAACTACTTACATTGAGTACTATAGAAAACTAAGGGTAGAACACATTAAAGAATGTAGAAATAAGATTAAAGAAATAGAATCTAAAATATATAACTTATCTAAAATAGAAACAAATGACAGATACTTAAAAAATTTAGTTAGAATGTCTATAAATAGAGAAAAAAAGAAACTAAATAATTATAAGACTCTAAAAAATAAGTATCCAGAAAGTTATACTAAATACTATAAGAAAACTTATCGCAATACTGTTGTTCTACCTTTTTCTGATATGATATCTAAGAATGAAGTAGAAACTATATTAGATTACATAGATTCTATTCATAAACACTTTAGTTTGTACAAATATGGAACTTATAAACTATCTCAGGTTATACCTAATAAGAATATTAGAAAAGCATTTCTAGCTGAATTAGGTAGAAGAAACATTACTATCCTTAGAACTCTAAATAAAAGATATAATGATTATATTCTAACATATGATGTGTTAGTTAAACTAATTAATGAGTATAATGATACTAGTAAGATACCTAATTGTAGAGTAGATTACTTGACAGATTATGCTATGAGAACTAAAGGATTCAGACAATTAAAAACATTTGTAAAGGAGATTGAATATGCTATTTAGAATAATAGTAACAGCTTTAGGTATATTGTTATTATACTTATTATTACCTGTACTTAGTACAGCATTCTTAGTTATAAGTGTAGCAATAGTGTTTGCAATACTATTAGTATTAAGTGTACTAAGTATTGTAGAAAAGATAAGAGATAGTTAGGAGTTATGAAAATGAAAAGATATACCACAGTTTATGAAGAATGTTTAAAACTTTTTATAAAGTTACAAAATAGTAATGATGAAGAAAAGTTAAAAATTTATTCTGAAATGATGAGCATTATTAAATCTAATTTCGATACATTAAATACTGTATCTAGTATGGAAAAAATTGAAAAAATGTTAGATACATATTATGAAACTGAATTAGATGATCCTAAAGGTAATAGTACAATATCTTTGTATGACTTAGTATACCATATAAGGAATATTCAACATATTAGTAACAAAGAAATAAAACAAGATTGTATAAATAGTATTATTGAACTATATACTACTATATTATTTTTAAAGAAAAAACTAGAAAAAGGAATAGTATGAAACTAAAAGATTTCGATTTTATACACGAAAATAGTGAATTAATAAAGGAGATAGAATGAGTTTAGGTGAAGATGCTTATTATGAAATAATATGCAATATAGATGCTGAAATTCAAAGGGAATTAGATGAAATCAGAGAATATGATTTTGAAAACGGTATTTGGACTAATGCTAATAAAGATAAGGTTAATTTATTTGAAATAAATGATAATTACTTTGATAACATTATTAAATATGTTAGATCTAATAAATTAATAGATCCAAATATAATTAATAAAGTTATAAATGAAAGAAACAATAAGTTTTCGAAAAGAATCGGGAAATAAAAAATAAAGGAGAAACAATATTTATAAGGAGTAAAAATGAAACTAAAAGATTTTGATTTTAGGATTTGGGATAATATTGAAAAGAAGTATGTTAAATCACCTCATGGTTTATATATTGAAAACACTGAACGCAATGATGCTAGTAACTGTAATCGAATTATAGCAAATTATGAACAACGTGCATTTTATATAGATTATCCCTTTAATGATAGAAATAATGAATATTATGATAATGAAGAATCACTTTTGATAGAACTTTTTACAGGACTTTGCGATAAAAACGGAAATAAGATTTATGAAGGGGATATTTTATATTATTTTAAAGATTGCTCTGAAGGTGAAGTTTTTAAATATCAAGTTCTTTTTAAAGAAGGAGCTTTCTATTTATTTGAATCTTATGATGGTTTTGTAGATGATGAAGATTTAATTTCTGAATTTGATTTAAAAGAATTACAAGTAATGGGTAATATCCACGAAAACAAGGAGTTGTTAGAAGGAGAATAAATGAAATTAAGCGATTTTGACTTTAGAATTTGGGATAATACTGAAAAGAGATATCTTCATGAAATAGAACTTCATAAATATGACAAATCTCCTGTAGAAGCAGGAACTACATTTAATGAAACTGACAGAATTAGTGAAGTAGAGTTTGTAAAGAATAATAATGATTTAGAGATAGAGTTATTTACAGGCTACTATGATTACAAAGGTAATAAAATCTATATAGGAGATATTATAGAATGCTTAGTATCTACTAATGAAAAAAATTCAGAAATATTTTATGAAATTATTTGTTTTGATATGGAGTTGGGATTGTGTTCTAAATTATCTAATGGAGATGGTGGGTACTTATTTGACCTTCGTAGACATAAAAATAATAAAACAATTGAAGATGTATATGTCGTAGGCAATATACATGAAAATAAAGAATTATTGAAAGGATGAAGATGAAAATTAGCGAACTTATAAAATCTTTGGAAGATAATTCAATACTTGCTTATTATTATTTTAAAAGGATTAAAAATGACAGAAATACAATTTAATGAAATCAAAGAAAGACTATCAAAATGGAGAAATGATAGACACTTAACTTATAGAAAACAAAGAAATGGTTTTTTAGGTAATGTTTATGAAGAAGTAAGTGAATACTATAGATCTATGAACGAGTATGAACAAATAGATGCTTTAATGGATATAATTGTATTTACAGTAAATAGTTTTGATTTTGACTATAAATTAAATGAATATGAAGTAATTTCTACTACTTATTTTACTTCAGTATTGAACACATTAACTAATATAGCTAGAACTCTTAGAGATTACTATAAGGAAGTTTATAAAATAGAAAACTCAGATTTAGATGATAAAGAAAAAGAACTGGAATTAGAAAAAATAGAAAAAGAGTTTAGACCTACATTTCAACAACATGCTTGGTCTATTATTTATGAAGTTAAAGACTTGACTGAGGATTTAGGCTTTGACTTCTATAAATGTATGCTAGAAACTATTAAAGAAATTGAAAGTAGAACAGGGTATTATGATGAGAAGTTAAAGAAGTTTATTAAAGATGAAGGATATTATGATATTACTCATTTAAAAAATGAAATAAAATTACCAAAAACTTATGAAATTATAAATATGATTGAAGAAAAAGATTTATTTTTAGTTAAAATAAAAACTCCAAATACAATTTTAACTAACAAATTTAAAAAATGGTATAAAGCTGATTATGAAAGTTGCAGGATAAAATAATGGAAATAACAGATACAATAGTTATTTTATCTATACTTTCTTTCTTAACTTATGTAATTTATTCTAAAAGATAGAGTTTTTACTTGCGATAATTGTGGATATGTAGAACATAGAGATATAAATGCAAGTAAAAATATCTTGGATAGAGGCTTGAAGTCGTTTGGGCTAGGAACTATCCTATTAGACTATAAACAAGAAGCCTTGCGTGTTAGCTGACATTGGTTGGCTTTAGTAAGGAAGCACCTACTTATAGAAGTAGGTGTGGTTCACTTAGCTACAAAGGATTGATATGAAAAGTAATAACAAATCAAATTACAAAGAAGTTTATATACGTAATTATGATATTAAACTTCCTAAGGAGTAAAATTGCTAATTACAATATTTGAAAATGAGTATTTAACTGCAATTGATAGAAGAGATATATCTGATAATTTCTTTGATAGGTACTTAGTAAAGTTTAAAGATCTGTATCCTAATTGTAATGTCTTTATACAACCAAAAGAGATATTACCTAATGGAAAAATAGAATTTAGATGGTATACAGCAAAAGGTGAATCATTAACTGATTTCATACAGAATCATTTAAATAATGAAATTCAGTTTATAAAAAGTATAAATAATAGTAGACATAATATAAAGGAATAATATGTATAGAAGTGAACCTACTTATCATAATATTTATGGATTTAAAACTATAGACTTAATTGAAAAAGTATTACCTTATACAGCAAATAAGGTTATCAATTATAGTATAGGAAAAATGATAGAATATGCCTTAGAAACAGATTGTGTAGATCAACCTATTAGACATTTAGAAATGATTGAATGGCATACAAAAAGAATACAGAGTATAAAAGTAGAAAAGGAAAATAATGACATAACACTTGATTTATCTTTATTCAGTGAATTAGATAAAATTAAGTCTATGCATAAGTATATGTATTGGTTAGTTGTGAATATTATAAAATATGGATATGATCCTAATGAAGAAAACTTTTTAGGAATAAAAAATTATACTAGAATAGTAAAAGGATCTTATATAAATGGATAAAATAAAAGTAACACTTAAAAACTATACACCATTAGATATAGCAATAGATGCTATTAGAACTTGCTGGGACAGTGGATGTAAGAAAGATAGTTATTATGAAAATGGTAATTATATTATAGGTAATCAAGATAAAGCATTACTAAATAGAATTATACATCAACATAAACATCATAGCACAATCGAGCACATGCACTTAAGCTTCTATATAGAAGGAATATCAAGAGCTTGTTATGACGATAAAACAGAAGTTTTAACTAGTAATGGTTTTAAATTATTTAAAGATTTAACTAATGGAGATTTAATTGCTACTAGAAACTGGAATGGAACTGTAGAATTTCAAAAACCTTATGACTATATAGAATATGATTATAAAGGATTAATGCACCATTATAGGAATCAAGTAACTGATTGTTTGGTAACTCCTAATCATAGAATGATGTATAAGAAAGTTAACGTAAGAACTAATAAAGATAACATTTATTATATGAAGAGTGAAGATATAAATGTAAATCAAATAAAGTTCTTAAAAACTATGAACTTTATACATAAATCTAATATTCCAGAAGTTATTAAAATACCATTTTCTTCATATTATAGAAAAAATAGAAATGGAGAAGAATATTTAGTTGACAAAAACGATTTAGAAATAAAAAAGAATGAGTTTTTAGACTTACTTGCTATGTATATTTCAGACGGTATTACAACATACATTAAAAGTGAAAATAAGTACGCTATTTGTATTACAAAACCTTATAAGAAAGACTTAATAAAACATATAGTGTCTAATGCAGGATTACATCCAGTAAATAATAAAGACGGTATAAGAATTTACTCAAGACATTTAGGAGTATATTTTAAAAACTTAGGACTTTCTTATCAAAAATATATACCATTAAATGTATATGATTTTTCTAAAGAGGATGCTATTAGATTTTTAGATTGTTATAGTAAGTTTAACGGTTATAAAAGAAAAGATTCTGAAGTATACACAATAACAACAACATCTAAAAAACTAAAAGAGCAATTATATTTATTATGCTTAATAGCAGGATATTATCCTACTATTTATATAACAGATAGAGTAGGAAAACATAGTACTATAAAATCTAGTGAACCTAAAGTTAACTACATACTATACTCCATTAGTTACAGTAAAAAAATGTTTAGAAATATAGAAACAACTATAAAATTATCTAAGCATAGAAAGATATCTGAATATAATGGTAAAGTTTATTGTGTATCAGTACCTAATGGGAATTTATTTGTTAGAAGAAATAATAAAGGAATGTGGTGTGGAAATTGTCTTCAAGAACTAGTAAGACATAGAATAGCTAGTTACAGTGTAGAAAGTACTAGATACACTTTAAAGAAACATCTAAGAAAGGAGGAAGAGTTTAATAGTTTAAGAGATTTAGACAGAGCTTCTAAGTACGTTGTCTTAACTAAAGATATGGATATTAATGCTAAAATACTAGATAATCTAAATAATTTACTAGAATTAGTAAAATTAGATAAAAGTAATGATACAATTAAGTACGCGTTACCTGAAGCTTTTAGAACTAATTTAGCATTCTCAATAAATATGAGAAGTTTAATGAATTTCATAGAGTTAAGAACATCTAAAGCAGCTCTAAAAGAAATAAGAATATTAGCAATGAACATATTTCAATCACTTCCATGTATTTATAAAGAAGTATTCTTTCCTGAATTACTAAAAAGTGAATTATATGTTGAAATGAAAGAAGAAAACATTAACGAAATAAACAATACAATAAAAGAAATTGAAAAAGGAGATAAATGAGTATTCAATACGAAATAGAAATAAATGAATATGATCTACTTAATACACTAAGTGTAAAAGAAGATATATTACCATTCTTAAAGAATGAACTAAATAAAGAAGAATTAGAAAATGCTATAGATTACTTAAAAGAAGAATTAGATTCTGAAGATCAACTTAGTACTATAGAAGAACTTCTTAATTCTGATTTTAGTAAACATATTAGATTCGATAAATTAAAAGAATGTGTAGAAAAACCTTCACATTACTTACAATATGGTTTTGAATCTAGAGAACTACAAACAGCTTTATTAGATGAAATAAATATTAGCCCAATTAATGCTCATAACATAGCTACTGCTATTAAATATGTAGTTAGATGTAAATTTAAAGAAAACTATGAGCAAGATTTAAGTAAGGCTATTCAATACTTAAAGTTTTGTAGTGAGAAGATTGAATTTATAGAAGAGATTAGATCACCATCTATAAAAGTTACAAAATATCTTAAAAAGATAGAAGAAGTAGATCTAGCTATAGCTAAAGGATTAACATTAATAGTTAACTATGGATATTGTCCTACTCAACTTAATCTAGATAAAGCTATTAGTTATTTAAATAAATTAAAAGAATTTGGTAATGACTAATGAAGAAGTAAAACAACATCTTAAAAAAATCAAATCTGAGCTATCTAGCAAGGCTGTAAATACAGTTTATAACTTAAGGTGTAGTTTACTATTAGATTATGCTAATTTTGAAAATTCAGGAAATTATGACGAAGAAGAATACCTATTAAGACATATGGTATCTAAATGTCTTTATTTTATTCCTGAAAAAGAGTTTGATAGTATTATAATTAGAATTAAAGATAATCTAAAAGAAGAAAAAAGATTAGATTTAATGAATAGTATTATTATTAGAATACTAAATTATAAGAAATCAACTAAAGAAGCTAAAGAAGAGAAATTCTTTATAGAACTATCTTCTGATCTAATTACTTTATCCTATTCATTAGGTTACAAGATCTTTGACTATAGTAGTTAATCTAACTATTTCTTCTAGATAAGGCATATGTATTTTAGTATATATGCCATTGTCTACACATATGTGAACTTCTATAGGTGTATTTCTATAAAATCTTATCTTAACTAAGGTGTCTTTATATAGAACTAATGGATGTTTTAATATTAGTATTAAATTAGGTATCTCTTTATTCTCTATTTTAATATAATAATACTCTTCTATTTGTTTATATACAGACTTTTTACTAACTTTTAAACACTTAATCATAATTAACCTAAAGGATATAAAATGGATTTGACACAATTTTACCATATTTTGGATAAGTTACAAACATCAACTATTCAATCTTACATTATTAATCTAGGTAGGGAGTACTCTAGATTATTAGATGAAGATCTAAATATGAAACAAGTAATTGAAAAAGGTTCTGAGATATTAAATAAACTATTCATTAAAAGATTAGTTGTAAAAGAAAATACATCAGATGGTAAAGTATCTAAGATAATGATTACACCTAAATTAGATATCACATTAAGTGATAGAATAAAATTCTATCCTATAGAAACTGAAGTACCTGAGTATAATAAACAATCTTACACACTAAATGATAAAAGATATGGATTAATACTTCATAATCAATTCGGTATATCTAAAGTATCTACTAAGTGCTTAGATACTATTAAGAAATTATCTAGTATTCCTATTCAAATAGATAGTTCATTAAGTGATTGGACTAGGATACCTAAGAATATAGAAGCTTTAGAACAAGAAAACTTCAAGAAAGAATCAGATTTATTTAGAAATACACAAAAAGAATACCATAATAAAATAGTGTATTTTCATTATAGATTTGATAATAGAGGTAGAATGTATAATAATGGGTTAAATTAGCCCCTATAATGAGTGATCATTATAGCAAACTCCATTAATTCAGGGGAAATCTTAGCAAGTAAAGTTGAAGATAATCCTGATCCAAGCATTATTTATGTTATAATAATGAAGGAGCAACGACTATCGAAAGCATAGTTAAAGTAGTGATACTTTAATGAAGAAGCGAGTAGAGTACACTCAAGTGAGTGGAAAAATGGAGCATCTAATTATCTTAAATAGATATTTTAGATGATGATATAGTCTAGTCTGTATAGAAATATACAGCTGAAATATGTGTTATTAATAAAAAGGAATAGAATGTTTCATTATACATATTTAATTGAATATACTACAGGTAAGAAATATATGGGAGTAAGATCTAGTAAAGTTCCACCTGAAGAGGATACTAAATATGTAGGAAGTTCTTTAATCACACCTAACGATAAAATACTTAGAAAAATCATATTACAGCAGTTTGAAACAAGACAAGAAGCGTTACAATCAGAAATAGAATACCATAAAAAATATGATGTAGCTGTAAATACTGATTATTATAATAGAGCAAGACAAACTTCTACAGGTTTTGATGTTACAGGAACTAAATTTACTAAAGAACATAGAGAAAAAATTGGTAAAAGTAATTTAGGTAAGATAATATCTGAAGAAACTAGAAGAAAATTATCAATTGCTCACAAAGGAAAAAGATTAGGTTGGAAACATTCTGAAGAAACAAGAAATAAAATATCTAAAGCTAATAAAGGTACTCCACCTTATAGTAAAGGGCTTCATTTTAGTGAAGACTATATTAGAGAAAAGTATGAAAGTAGAACTAAATTCCCAAATACAAAATTCAAATGGATAAATACAAGAATAAATAAAATAGTATATATGTCTTGTAGGGAATTAGGTTATAAAGTTAGGGATAATAAAGGTAAACCTACTACTAAGTACTTTACTGCTATTGTACAGTCATATAATACTAAGTACAATAGAGTTTCATATTTAGGTTGGAGATTACATAAAGAAGATAAATAACACATAAATCGGGATAGGAGTAACGAACCTATCTGAATATAAACGATAACCTAAATCCACAAGGTGATGAATATTCTAAAGCAGCAATTACACTTGCTAATAAAGAAATCATCACAGATGAAGGTTCTAAGTATTTAATCTATGATATAGCAAATAACTATGGATTAGATAAACTTACTAGAGAAAGAAAATTAGCTTGGTTTGAAGACAATAAAGAAATGATTATTGAAACAGGACATAAAAGTCTCTTCAAAGAAGAAGCTGATAAACCATTATTATTCCAAAAAGGATGTAAAGCTTACTTAGATTACTTAGAAGGTAAGGAATCAGGATATATTTGTCAAATGGATGCTACTGCTTCATTTGCACAGATTATGGCTGTATTATCTAAGGATAAGAATTTAGCCATAATAACTAATCTAACAGATGCTCCTAATCGTTATGACTTCTACTCAGAAGTTATTAAAGAGTTCTTATTAGTTTCTAAATCTAATGTTGATTTAAAGACAGCTAGAAATTACCTTAAAAAAGCCTTAATGGTTTACTTCTATAATGGAGAAAAAGAATTTAACAATGTAATTACTAAACCTGAAAATAGAAAACTATTTAAGGAAATATTACAATCTGTTGCAAAAGGAGCATATGAAATAAGAGAAACTATAAACAATGTTTACTTAGAATTAAGTGATAGAGCTTTGTTTAATTATATACTTCCTGATAACTTTCAAGTATCACTACCACAAATTGATACAGAAAGAGTTAAAGTAAGCTCTCCATTCTATAATGTTATAGTTCAATATGATGTGAATAGACCTAATGTAGCAAATAATAAAAGATTCTTAGCTCCATCATTTATACACAGTGAACTTCTACGCTGTGTTTAAACTCCGTTAATTGCAGGAAGGCTAAGTCGTAAGATATGCTAATCTGCAGCCAAGTTAAATCGGGTTCAGAGACTATCGAAAGGGTAATTAGATTAGTGATAATCTAATGAGTAACCGAGTAGAGTAGGTTAGACAAGTGTCAACCGAAATGCGGAGCATAGTAAATATCTCAAGTAGATATTTAATATGAAGAAATAGTCCGATACTCTTGCGAAAGTAAGAGATTTGTTGTATAATATGTGTCAATACAATGAATTTTTATAAAGGAATAAAATGAATAAACATATCATTGATTTGACAAATAAAAAGTTTGGCTCTTTAAGAGCTATAGAATATGTTTACTCTAAAAATAGAATGGCTTTTTGGAAATATGAGTGTGATTGTGGTAATATAATTATAAAAAGATCAAACACAATAACATATCAAACTAAAAAGTATATGAAGGTAAAACCTCAATTTCCATCTTGTGGTTGTAAAGAACTTGAACAAAAAACTAAACACGGATACAGAAAACTAAAAGATACTCATCCATTATATAAAGTGTATAATAGTATGATGAATAGATGTTATAACAGTAATCTAAGTGAATATAAACATTATGGAGCATTAGGTGTTACTGTTTGCAATGAATGGAAAAATAATCCTAAAGCATTTATTGAATGGGGATTAAAAAATGGATATAAAAAAGGACTTAGTATAGATAAAGATATCTTATGCGAGAAAAAAAGAATCTATCCTAAAGTTTATAGTCCTGAAACTTGCCAATTTATATCTAAATTCGATAATAATTCATATTCAAGTTCAAGAAAAGAAATAAACACACACAAGAATGTTAAATTAACAATAGAGCAAGCTAATAATTTATACCATAAATACAAAATAGATAAAATATCAGGACCTAAACTATCTAAAATGTTTGGTATAGGTACTTCGTCTGTTTATAAAATAATACATAAAAAAGACAAAATTATACAACAAAGTTCAGAGTAACATCTGAATTAACAATTGATAGATGCTTATATAGCTAGAGAAATGATTAGAAGAGTAGATTATGATATGTTAGTGAATCACGATTCATTTATGTCACATCCTAACAATTGTAAAAAATCTTTAGAACACTATAAAGATATATTAAATCAAATCAATTATTCTAATCTATTCGATAATTTACTATCTCAAATGTATGGACAAAAGATTGAGTCTAAATTCACTAATAGAGAACCATTAAATCTAATCCATCGTTCAACTTACGCATTATGTTAGATACTATGGATACTTTTCGTATCGATACAAAAATTATTTTATAAAGGAGTTAAAATGACAGAAAAAGAAAGATTAGAGAGCTTAATTCAAAAAGCTAATGAAAGATTAAAAAGTATCTCTGATCCAACAACTGAACTAGAAAATGAATTTGCTCATATTGAAAATGCTGATATGACTCAAAAAGACAAATCAGGTTCAGGTAAGTAATTAAAGGGGTTTATATCCCCTTATTTTTTTTAAAGGATATAAAATGACAAGAAACAAATATTTTACTAATTTATCACATTTCATAATCTATACTAGTCTAAAAGACATCAATGAAATCTATCCAAATTTCTCATTAAATCAATGTAAATCATTCTTATCAATGTTACTCGTAATTAAAAACTTAAATCCAATAGTAATCCAATACTCAAAAACCGAACACAATAAAGAAATTGAATATATAAAAATTATACTCACAATAGAACAAGGAATATATCTAAAGGAAATGTTTGATGATATTATATTATCTAGCAATCATTCATTAGTTTTCTCAAAAGATCAGTTCTACAAACTTTTTAAAGACGTAGAAGACTTAGAAAAATTAGATATATCAGGTTATACAACAACCTATACTGATTACTTTAATAAATTTGATGGTGATACTAACTATTTAAATAATAATTTTTCTTTATCTAATATACAAAGTAATTTATCAAGATCATATGGTAAATTTAGACATAATTTACTACAAAGATTAGTAAGAAGATACAATTTAAAAGTAGAAAAAAAAGTTTTAAATACTAATTGTGAAGAAGATTTTCTAAATAGTATTTTATTAGGTGATAAGTCTTACTTAAGAAATATACACGATGATTATACATTAATAAGAACAAAAAACAATGTATTAAACGGTAGTAATATTATGTTCATAAATCCTAATACTGCTACTTTACTTAATAAAGAAGTAGTAGGTGTAGATACTCTATTAAAACTGTTTAATATTGATGAGAAAAGTTTATATAGACATATGTATATGTTATCTAATAAACAACTAATAAATGTTTTATTAGTAGGTTTAGGAGGTACTATGTCTAACTTTGTTTATTTTGCAAATGAATTAGTTAAGTATTTTAAATTAGAACCTATCTTTGGTACTATGTATGTAATTGAAGATGATGATTTAGATGTTACTAATTTACCTAGAATACCATTAAATTATGTATCTAACAGAGATACTAAAGTAATTAGAACTATTTCTAAATTAAATTTGTTGAGTGGTGTAAATAACTTATCTAATGCTACTATACCTATATACGGAAAGTTAGCTACTGTACATACTATACAAGGACTCGGTATAGTTAAAAAACCTTTAAGTTTCTATAAGAACGAAAATATTAAAAACTATAGTAGAGTAATAGGTATAAATTATGTTAAAGACATTAAGAAAGAGTATTATACAGCCTTTCCTGATAATTGGGTAAAAAAATTCGGTATAAACACAATAATAGGATCTCCTTCCTTAGATGTAAGAGATGAATTATCTAAATTAGGTGTTAATTACTTATGCCCATTACATACAGATAATAGTATTGTAATTTATAGAAATATAGACTTAAGTAATATATCATTAAATGCTGAAAGTTATGGTTCAATTGATTTAAATGTATTCTTATTAAATATGTTTAAAATGACAGTAGAGTTAATAATGAATATTAAACCTAAATATGAATCTTTAGCTGAAGAAAAAATACTAGATTACTCTGTTTTAGAGGATGAAGAAATAAAATCTAATAGTAAATTAGATAAACAATTTGTTATTTTTTAGGAGTAAAAATGAATAAAAGTTATTTCTCTTTTAAGAATATATATGAAGAAGTATTAATGAAAGAACGTTTGTTAGGAATGAAGCTATCTGTAGAAGCTAATATAGCTGAAACATTAGAAAATTCCTCATTAGATTTTACCCACTTAACTAACAATGATGTCTTATTTAATAAGTTAATAAAAATAGACAATATGGAACTTATAAAAGAATCTAATGAATCAGACTATGATGATTATGGTTTAATTAGAACTAATGAATTAAAAAATTTAATAGAAAGTAGTGATGTAAAGAAAGTAACATTTAAACTACCTTTAAAAGTTTATTCTTTATTAGATTATATATTACCGTTATTAGAATCAGAAGCAGTATATGGAGTGATAGCAATTGATAATTTTGGAAATAGTATGAATATATCACACCCTTGTAGAATTATAGAAATTATTGCTAATGAAAAAGCTAATAAAGATCAATTATTCACTAGTTTATATGTATTTAGTATGCCTGAGAATATACCAAATTATCTTAATGAAAAAACTAAAGAAGAAGATGCTATAAATATAATTAATTTAATATATAACTATAAAGAAAGTATTTTAAAAAAAGAAGAATATGACACTTCATATGCTAATGATAAAATAATAGTTTATGATCCTGAATATATAAGCAATAATATTGATACAGGATTATACTCGAGAACAAACTTTATGGATATAAACATACCAAAGTATAATAACAATTTATTCTTAAACCAGATTTGTATTCGTAGAAGTAAATCTACAAGCAGTAGAAATAAAGTTAATTATTTTTTCAATTATATAGATATATTTGTAAAAAACCTATACTTACCTTATTATGGATTACTGCTTCATAGAATTAAACCAAATGAGTTAACTGAATCCTTAAATATTAAAGGTATCTCTATATCAGGAAATACTAATTTAATAGATGATGGAAAAATTTTACTAGCAGGTAGTACTTGCACAGGAGATTATAAAACTACATCATTAGAAGGATTGTTAAGTTTAAGAAAAATGAATCTAAATAGTATGTATAACGGTTCAGATCATAATGGAGTTAAATCTAATTATTTTGATATAGTTAGACTTTTTAAACAAATCACAATAAAAGAAGTAAAGGACTTTTTAAATGGAAATAGTAAATAAATCTATGGAAAGTACATTACCAGATAATAAGAAAGTAAATTCTTATTCTGATAGCAGTACTAATGTTATAGGGATAGCTAGTTATAAATTAGAAGATTTGATAGAAATAAAGAATACATTAAAAGATGTTAATTCTTATGAATATCAAGTACATTATACTAGTTTAAATAGAATAGTAGAATATCCTGACGGTTCTAAAACCATTATGGTATTTCCTTTAATTTATTTTAACTATAAACAAGAAGTTAGTTACGCTTCAATAGATGTAGAAATGACTGATGTTATAGAAGAATTAAAAAAGTATGAAGAACCTACTAAAATATTAGCATTAGATTTAAAAAGAAGATTCAAAGAACTAGATGATAAAGAGATTAATGAAAATGTTAAAGTTTCTTATACTATATGTATGTTAAATAATGTACATAAACACCCATAAGGAGTAATAATGTTTTTTGATTTTAACAATAAATCTTTAAGTTTAACACCACAGTCTTTCTCCACTACAGACTTAAACACAGGAAGCCCATTAGGTGTGTGTTTTCCGTATGAAGTTAAACCACTACCTGAAGATACATTTGTAGTATCTAGTATTATAGATCACCATAACGGTAATAAAGTACTAAAAAATACAGAAACAAGGTATGTAGAATATGTTAAAAATAAATATAATGAAGAATTAAATTACTATAGAATACCTACAATAGGAATAGCCTTAGATACTACTAAAACTCAAAATATGGTAGGGTTATGTAAGGATTCATCTTATTATCAATCTAAGGATTTAGGAGAAGTTGATATTAATAGATTAAAACCTTTTAATGATATATACAAAGATTTTGAAACATATGTATTTGTAGATGAATCCAAAGTAACTATTAAACAAAGCTATTACTATAATTATGATTATTACGGTAATAAATCCTTTTATGGAGGTACTACTAAGAGTACTAAAAAGAACAATCATTGGTACGATGTTTGGTATGGAACTTCAAATAAAAAAGAACAAGATAGAGAAAGAAGAGAGTATCTAATAGAATTAAGAGAATTATTAGAAACTCAATTACTACCTTTAGATATAGATAGTATTAAAAATATCACAGAATCTAAAGATTTAGTAACTGATTTACATGAACTTATAAATGATGAGTATGACGAATTTGGATGGTGTATTGATTATTATAAGATTACACACAATGATTTAAAAATCATTATGAAAGGTATATATGAACAAAAAAGAAAACAGTTATCTAATACTAGACATAGAAAGTGACTCTTTAGATATTTATAATACTAATATATTCTGTATTTGTGCTTTAGATTATCAAACTGATGAAGTATTTGTATTTAAAAATACAGATAAAGATTTTATAGCAAATGCACTAGAACTGTGTAGTAAGTATGACTATATAGTAGCTCATAATGGAGTAAGATTTGACTTTTTAGTTTTAAAAAAGTATGGATTTAAACATAAAGTTAGAGATACTCTAATTGATTCTAAAATGGTTTTTCCTAAAACATTACTTCTTGAAAGAGATACTAAAAAGAATGATGTTCCTAGTAAATTGCTAGGTTCATATTCTTTAAAAGCTTTTGGTATTAGATTAGGTAACTATAAACAACAATTTGATGATTTTACTAAATTAACTGATGAAATGATTGAATATTGTATTCAAGATTGTAGAGTAACTAAAGATTTATTTACTAAAATTCAGGAATCTAAGGTTCTTCCTCCTTATGATGTATTATATAGTGAGTATATAGTTAGTTACTTATTGTATATGCAAGAATTATACGGATTTTATGTAGATATAAAATCCTTATTTAAACTTAAATTAAAACTATTAGAAGAAAGAAATAGTATTGATGGTAAACTACAAGAAATATACCCACCTAAATTAGTTAAGAATGGTGAGAATTTAAATCCTAAACTAATGAAAAGAAATGGTTTTCAAATATGTGGACCTTATTCTAAATTAAAGTTACAAGTGTTCAATCCAGGAAGTAGACAACAAATTGTAGATAGACTTAAAGATGTATGGACTCCAGAAGTTTTTACTGAGAAGTTTAATCCTGTTGTAGATGAGGACACTCTTAAAAATGTACCTAATAGCAAAGAATTAGTTAGATATTTAAAATTAAATAAAGACTTAGGACAACTAAGTGAAGGACCGTCTAGTATAATTAATTGTTATAATAAGGAAACAGAAAGAATACACGGTAAAGTAGATTCAACAGGTACTGTTACTTTTAGAATGACTCATAATAATCCGAATATGACTCAAATACCTAAAGATAGAAGTTTTAGAGAATGTTTTATATCTCCTAAAGGTAAAGTACTAATAGGAATAGATGCAGATGCTTAGTCAACCCCTTGCATCATTCTTCAACTTTTTTACATATTTATTGAGTAATAAATTGTTTATTATACTATAATTTGATTACAAATTTAATTATAGGGATGAATCATGTTAGAAGATTTAATTATTAATTCAAAACGTAATATGTTAAGAATAATATACTACTCTCAAGTAAGATCCTCTAAGAGTAGAGGACACCCTGAGCCTAACTATACATTTGAAGAACTATCTAATCGTTTCTTAGATAATGAAGATTTTAATAGAGTATATAACAATTTCTTACGAAATGGTTGTAAGCCTAAGGAAAAACCTTCATTAGATAGAATAGATGACTTTAAACCTTATACATTAGATAATTTACAAGTTACAACAATAAGAGGAAACGAAGTAAGAGGACATAATGATAGAAGATTAGGATTGGGGACACAAGGAAGGTGCTGTAAAAAAGTTATTCAATATAACACTGATGGAGAAATAATTAGAATATTCAATTCATCTAATGAAGCAGCTAGAGAGTTAGGGCTGTGGAGACAAAATATAAATAAAGTATGTAATGGTGAAAGAGATTCAACAGGGGGATTTAGATTCCAATATCTAAATTCTTGAGCATATAAAACCCTTTGAATTCAAAGAAAACCCTGAAAATTTTAACAGGATAACTTTGAGCTAAGAATATTATAAGTAATAAAAAGATAGCTCAATATGATTTAAACAGTAAATTAATTAGAGTATATCACTCTATGAATAATGTTGCAAGAGAACTTAATTTACAATATTCTAATATATGGAAAGTTTGTAATAATGAAAGAAAAACTTGTAGTAATTTTATTTTTAAATACTTATAATATTAAAGTGCAGAGACTATCGAAAGACACAATAGTGAATCGAGTAGAGTACATTGTAAGTTATTGACAATGGAAGCGGAGGGAATTAGATATAAATCTAATTATGACATAGTCCGATCTCTATGGTAACATAGAGCAGTGATTTAGTCACGGGTATAGTGTAGCGAACTATACTGAACATAAATGTAGAATTAATGTTATTTGGTTACTACTTAGAAAAATTTGGAAATAAGGAGTACATTCATTCAGTAGCTTTAGGTTCAAAATCTGAAGGTAATGATGTACATACTAAAACACAGAAATTAGTAGGATTACCTACTAGAGATAAAGCCAAGACCTTAAACTTAGGGCTATAGTATAGAAATATATTATAGAAACTTGTCTAATTCGGTAAAACTCCTGTATATTTCAGGACAATACCGAGCTAAGCTATTATTAAGATAAAATAAGTAGAATTCCATAAACTAAATGAAAGGATTAATTTATGGAAATTACTAAATATTATTCAATACCATTTTATGGAAAAGGTTCTATTACTAATAGACAAAAACTAGTAGATAAAAGTAATAAGTATCCTAATGGTTATTTTAAAGATAAAAAATGTAGATTGTGTGATAAGGAATTTAAACCTTATTCACCTTCTCATCATTATTGTTCTGATGAATGCACAGAACTAGCCAGAGCTGATGCATATTACTATAGAAATTATAAAATTTCTATATTTCAATATTATGATATTTATATGAAAAATAATGGTAAATGCTATATTTGTAATTCAGAAGGCTTTACTCTTAGCTGGAATAACCCAACAACTTCTCTAGCTTTAGATCACGATCATAAAACAGGAAAAGCTAGAGGAATGTTATGTCATAATTGTAATAGAGCATTAGGTTTATTTAATGATTCTTTAGATACTTTAAAAAAAGCAATAGACTACCTAAATACAGATTTAGATATAGATGATAATGATAGATCTAATAGAGTATTTAGGAATAGAGGAAATAATAGTGCAAATAAATTATCTAAAGAAGATATTTTTAATATTTACGATATGAAGTTTAATCAAAATCTTGTACCATCTGTTATAGCTGAAAAAGTAAATATATCAGCTAATATGGTCACAGGGATATTAAAAGGTAACCACCATAAAAAATTACTTATTGAATGGAATAATCTTAATAATAGAAAGTGTAACGACTATCCAGAAATGGAGTACACTATAAGCGATTGATAGTGGAAATGGCAAGATGCTAAACAGATAATGCTGTAGTAGTGATATAGTCTGATCTATATGGTAACATATAGCAGTTCGTAACTTTACATTTTAGAACTTCTATTCTATAATAATTAAAGTCCAAAATATTTCTTTGTATTTTATGTAAAGTAAGAGAACGCATTTAGAGTAGCGATCTAAATGGAACATAATGTCAGTTACGCTAGCCTATATGGTTCAGGAGCATTTAAATTAGGTAGAGGTTTATATACTGAAGGTTGTGTAGATGATTATACGGAAGAAGAGTATAGTAAACATAAAAGATTAGTTGAAAGTAAAATTATAAATAATGATTTTATAAGGATAGATAAATCCACAGTATTAAAGTATGATCCTAAATTTATATTAATGTCTATTTATGGTGAAAGACTTAGAAGTAGATTTCTTAATGGTACAGAAGGTTTTATAGACTTGATGAATTATTTAACAGAACAATTTAATCAACAGAATCAATTTATAAAATCTTTAGATGATAGATTTGTATATTGTAATTCAGCTCATAAATCTCTAAATGTACTTCTTCAATCTAGTGGTGCTATATTTATGAAATACTATCTTTTAAATGTATTCTATAGTCTAACTAAAGAAGGATTAAAACTAAATAGAGATTATGCAAATATAGCCAATATACATGATGCTTTAGTATTAGAAACATATCCTCAGTATAGAACTATTATATGTGATACATTGGTTAAATCTTTTACAGAAGTAAGTGATAGATTTAATTTCTCATATCCTATAAAAGGATACCCTATTATACACAATAATCTGTATGATATTTTTGTCGATGAGAAAGAAAAAAGAACTTACTTTAAATTTGATGATTATTGAAAGGAATAATATGTTAGACATAAACAAACCTATATTATTAACTAATTTATTTATTGATTTTTTAGATTACAATTATAAAGAATTAAATTATAACAATAGTATTCATATTTCTAATCGTTCAAGACTGATAGATTCATTATATTCAGTTTATGATTCTAATTTAGATAAATATTATAATATATATTATATAGATAAATCTAAATTACATGTACCTATAGAATCACTTAATAAAATAAAAGATCGTATTATGAATCTAAAACCACAGGATAAAATAGCTATTGAATTTATGAAAGAATTACTTTCAGTTGAAGATCTTAAAACTGTAAATATTAAATTGAATATATATTCAGATGAAAGGGCTAAAAAAAGATATCTCAATCTAATTAACTATGCATTAGATAAGTTAAATAAAATGAAAAATTCCAATGAACTTATAATAATAGAATCAAGTTATAAACATGATCTATGTGTAAAATTTGATCTTATGGTGTATACATCTACAAAGAAAATACATTCTAAAATACATAATTTAAATATAGGGTTATCAGAAAAAGATAAAATATACACTTTTAATAAAAATACTCCTAAGTATCAAATAATTAACTATTTTAACAGTTTAGTACACTGTTTATTTGCTAATAAGGAAGGGATACAATGACAGATACACTAGTAGAACAATTACAAGATAATTTAAAAGAGTATGGTTTATTTAATAAACCTGATGAAGATAATATTTTATTTGATATAGTTAAGTGTTTAGATACTAGATTAGAAGATAGAATGAAGTTACAATTAGTTGTACATAGTTTTATCAATCTAATTAGTAATCTTAGAATACCTATTAGTATAGATAATCAATTAGTTCCTATAAACAGTATTGCATTCTTATTTAGTCCATCAGGATCAGGAAAAGATTCAACTATCAACAAGATTAATGGAATACTTAGTTCATCTGTAGAATTAATACTGGGTAAAAGAGATCAAATTAATTTTGAACAAGCAGAAAAATTACTTAGAAACTCTAAAGAAAAAAATGTAGAATTAAATGATTTCTTACTAAAACTTCCACCATTAGACATAGGTATATCAACTGTAGAAGGACTGACTTCATCATTAGAAGTTAATCAAAGAATACCATTAGGTTCAATTAATGTCAATACTAATGAGTTGATAGCTGAAATGAATTCAAATCAAGCTACTTTAATAGGTATGTTATCAGCTGTAGCTGAAATGTATGACTTAGGTAATAAGCAATCTAAACAATTAAAGGATAAATCTAAAGAAGTAGGTAATCTAAAAAATGTATTTATTAATGCTTTATTGACTTCATCTTATAATGTCTATGATAGACAAGATATAAGAGCTTCATTATCTAATGAATTTCAGTCTAAGTTAGCAAGAAGATCTAGTATCACATTTTCTAACACAGTTATTCCTGAGCCTCATTATGATAATATTGAAGATATGATAGATAAGATGATAGAAACTAAAGGAAGCATCTATACTAATATTGATACTATTAGTGATAGATTAAAAGATATAATAGCTCATTATTTAGAAAATCCTGATCATACTTTATTTATAAGTCCAGAACCTGAAACATTTAGATTATATCTAAAGTATCAATTATATTGTAGACACAAATCTAGTAGATTGAATTCTATTGAGTATAAACTATCTAGTTTAAATATTGCTAATAGATATTGGCAAGCATTAAAGCTTAGTGGTGCTATAGCTTTATACAACAAAGAAATGTTTATTTCTAAAGAATCTTTTATATTAGCTGTACAAATTGTAGAAGTTATAAATAATGATATTTTTGTCTTTGAAAAAGAACTAAATAAAGAAGTATTTGAATTATTTATAGACTACTGTGAAGAAGGTATAAAAGAATCTAAAGAATTTAGTATTCCTTTATTTAAACTAAAGAAATTAAACTTTATATCAGGTAAAGGTAATGATGTATCTCAAGTAAATTCTCTAATTAATACTTGTTCTTCAAGAGAAGAACTAAATGGTATATTTAGATTTAATAATAATATTCTAACTTATGAGAAACTAGAAACTACTAATGACATAGGAATTACATTTAAAGAACTTAAAGGTATTAGTAAAGAAGATAGAGGAAAGTATCTAGGTAAAGAAGGATGGAGTTATAAAACAGTACCTTTTGAAGCATTAGAAATCTTATTAAAAAAAGATTATGCTTATAATTTCTTTGAATATACTGACAATGTAAAAGTCATAGAAAATATATTACCTTTTACAAATGTGTTAGTATTTGATATAGATAAAGGAGATTATTCTATAGACAAAATGCATGAATTATTAACAGGAGTATTAGATCATCATATATCGACTACTTCTAATAAAAGTAATTTGTATAAATATAGATTAATAATACCTTTAAAACAGAAGTTTAAGGTTAATAAGAGTATTTGGAAAGATTTATTAAAATCTATAGCTAAAGACTACTTATTTGGTATAGAAATTGATAGGCTATCTATTTCTCAAGCATTCTATTCCTATAAAGATTCAATTGTATATAGTGATATTCAAGGTAATAAACTAGATATAAAACCTTATCTAACTAAATTAGAATCATTAGCTATGTTTAAGAAACCTTTAACGTCTAAAGAAAAAGAAGTACAATTAAAGAATACTTTTAGTACTTTTCAGTATGCTTTTAATGCTAAAGAAGGTACTAGGAATCATTCATTAATAAGTGCTATAAATCACGCATTTGATTTAGGAGCTTCAAAGGAACAATGTATAGACTTAGTTAGATCAATAAATGAATACTGGGAAGATCAATTAGAAGAAAAAGAAATAGAAACAAATATAATGCCACATATAAACAAAAAGTATGGAGGATAATTAAATGGTAGTAGTATGTCCAGATTTTAATTTTGATAACCATCCTAAAGTTGAAAAGTTATTTTCTATTTTAAATTATAAAGTTTATGAAAAAAATGGTTTTAAACTTTATTCTTTATGTGTAGATAGTTCTATAATAAGTTCAATAGTATATATAGATATAATGAATGATCTGACTGTAACTTTAGGAGATGCATTCAATTCATATATACATCAAAATTTTATAAATGCTATAGTCACTAATAAAAGATATGAAGGAGAATTAGAACATAAAAAAACAGATTGTGCATTTGAATTAGTACTTATAACATTTGATAGTAAAATACATGATAGATATGGTGTTGCATATTATTTTAGAAATTATAGACCAGCTTTACTTACAGAAACTACTATAGCTATAGAAGAGTTTATTTTAGACTATAAAAAAGAAAGGTTAAAATGTAAATGATAGTAGAAGAATGGTTTGATAATAACAATAATTTAACTATGAAATTTATTGATGATTTTATAACTGATTCGTTTGAAGTTGATCCTAATCCTAAGGTATTTATAATAGATAGATTGTATGAATGTTCTTCTAAATGTTCTAGAAATAGTAAATCTATGAAGTATAAAACACATTCATATAATATAGAATCGTTAGAACATTACCAAAATAAGGTTAGGAATAGTATATTACATTTAAAAGGTAAAATAAATATAAAGGAGGTAAATGAGTAATTCATTAGGTTATGTAGACAAATCTAAAGATATTCCAGAAGATTGTTATTTGTTTAGTGCTTCTTCAATAAATAACTATTTTTTTAATCCTAATAAGTTCTTTAGGAAAGTTATATTGAAAGAAGAAGTTAGTGAACAAACTAACAGTACTATATTAGGTACAGTAGTTCATCATTTTGCATCTAATTATGATAGAAACTATGATGAAGTAGAAAAAGAAGTTATTGAGTTCTTGGAAGAGTATAAAAGTAGCGAATCTGTAGATATTAATTATATTAAATCTAAATATCCATTTATGGCTCAAGAATTAGTTTCTTATATAAAGAATTTTGATATATTTGAACCTACAGAAAGGGAAAGTTCTTATCTATTAAAATTAACAGATAGAGTTTATTTAGGAGGTACTATAGATGTTAGATATGATAATCTATTATTAGATTATAAGACTACATCTAATAAGTATATAACTACTGATACTCCTATACCAGATAACTATAAATTACAATTATATACTTATCTTCATTTATTACATAAAAATAATGTAAAAATTGATAAATACGGTATAACTTGGATTAGTGTTCCTGAGTATGGTAGAATATCAGAAAAAACAGGTAAACCATTAAAAGATTATCCTACTAATATAGTAACTAATACTGAATATATTGACTTAGATTTTTATAATGAAGTATGGAAAAAGATTATGTTAGTTGCAGAAAATATAGAATACATATTAGATAATCCTAATAGTCTATATTTATTTGCTAAAGATTTAGAATTGAAAGGAAAATAATGGCAATAAAAATATTAATTTCAGGTTTTGAAAATACAGGTAAATCTACACTTGTATCTAAATTAGAAGATTCTTTAATAATTAACTGTGATAAAAAGGACTTTGCATTTCAAACACTGCATACTAATAAGCAAGATTATAAAGGATTAGACGACTTTAAAAAGTTTTGTAATGAAAAAATACTTGCATATAAAAACAAGTATAATAAATTACCTAAGTATGTAGTAATAGATACAATTACTCAATTGTATGGTAGTATGACTAACTATAATAGTAGTGTGTATAAAGGATTTAATATACATTCACAGAATGAATCAGATACATTAGGTATTAATGAGTATTTAGAACAATTAGTATCTAAAGGTATTAATATAGTTATCTCTGCTCATACAAAGTATAATTCTGATACAGGACGATATGAGATACCTAGTCAAGGTAAATTTAGAGATTCAGGGTCTTGGTTATCTATTGTTAATGAAGCTATTCATATTAGTAGAGATGAAGAAAATCATTTAGTACACTTAAAATCTAAATCACTTCCTGTTAGATCACTAATAGATTGGGATAAAGATTCAGTTAACTTTAATGATTTTGATATAAATGAATACTGTTCTAAGATTATATCTGTGCAAGCTGAAAATGAGAAGTTCTTAATTTAGTGAGGTATTTATGATAAATAAAACAATATCACATATAACAGAGCTACTTAGGTACTTCGATTCCGATAGTATCGAAGCTAGAGATATTATGGAAACTATATATTATTTAAATAAAATTAAAAAAGGAGAAATAAATGAGTTTTTTAACTAGAGATGACTCTAAAATTAACGATATGGAAAAAAGTAAAGGAGGTAATATCTACACTAGTGGTATCTATGAAATTGAAATAGAGAGAGTAGAAGCAAAGAAAACTCCTAATGGTGCTAAAGTGTTAGATATTGCTTATGTAATGGGTAATGGAGCTAAAGGTTATTTATTTGGATTAAAACTAACAAATAATGATGGTACTGAAAATTTTCAAAGAGCATTGGTAGATGCCTTAATGGCTATTGTAGGATTAAAAACAGTAAATAATCCTGTAAAAATGAAAATTAATACAGCAAAAGGTGAGAAAGAAGTACATGTACTAAAAGAATTCTCAGGTAAAAAAGTTAAAGTATTTGTAGTAGCAGAGTATACTAAATGGCAAAATAAAATCTATAAAAATATTAATATACAAAACTTCTATAGAGCTTCTGATAATGCTTCAGCTAAAGAGATACTAACAGGAAGTGATGTAGGTACAAGATTTGAAATAGACTCTAAGTATGCTAATGAAGTAGTATATTCACAAGGTGTTACTGAAGAAGAAGCTAAAGCTTGGGAAGAAGCTAATAAACCTAATAAAGGTACTAGTACTGGTAATAGTAATAAAGAAATAGAATTAAAAGATGATGATTCAGAAATCCCATTCTAAAATAGGTATTGATGTAGGAGCTAAAGGAGCTTTAGCACATATAACTAAGGACGAGATTATAAATGTCCTTAGGTTCAATAAAGTAGGATTAAAAGGATACATAGATTATTTAAAATCTATAGATTATCCTGTAGATATCTATGTAGAAAAAGTTCATTCTATGCCTAATCAAGGTGTTAAATCTATGTTCACATTTGGAATGAGATATGGAGAAATATTAGGTATATTAGATACTTTGGAACTTAGATATATGCAAGTTCCTGCAAACTACTGGCAACAGGTAATTTTAAACAATGAAAATTTTAGCAATATTCACATTAGTTTAAAAACTTTAAATTCCTTAAATAAAAATGTAAACAGTACTAAATTATCTGTTGCAGAGGTAGTCCAATTACTATATCCTTTACAAACGAATCTGTATTACACTAAGAGAAACACTCCTAACTTAGATATTACAGATTCTATTGGTATAGCCATATATGGCTTAGTGTCGAAACATTTAAATTAGATACTTTGGTAATATTTAATTACCAAATATTCATAATGTATCCTAATTAATTTAATACTGCTATAATAATAGCAGTATTATTTGTAATAATAAACACAAAAGGATATTTAACTCAATGGTAGAGTAGTCTCCTCCTATGAGACTTTTATAAGGACACTTGGTAGAGCGGTTTATTACACATCTTTGCTAAAGATGAGGTGTTAATAGCATCCACAGGTTCGAATCCTGTAGTGTCCTACATTCACTTATACAAGTCAAATATATTAGGATACATTAAGATTAAAGTATCCTTATATATTTTAATTTATATTATAACTAGATACTTTGGTAATAAGTTCAATTAAGATTTTATATAAAGTTTTAATTGTGCTTATTATCCCCAGATAAGCACAATGGAAACCTTCTCTAAAACAAAGAAGTATGTATACAAAAAACAACCTAGTCGAGCATATAAAGATCTTAATATAAGTATACATACTTCGTATAAATACAAATAAGTATTACATTGTTAGTATTTACTTGTGTTTATAGTAAAGTAGACACAAAAGGGACAGAACAGTTGATAGGCATAGGATCTATCTTGACTATACAAGTTTGTAAAGTTGTAGAATATAATCGAAACATTTTCTTATATCTTAAAAGGGGAGTACTCCCCTTATATGTTGTAGTAATTTAACAGTAGATATTATTATCCCAGAGAGTCAGTACATATAGCATAGACACTAATTTAATATAATAGTGTTTTTAATATCTATACGTCAGAACCAGAGAACTAATAATGGTGAAGGTGCAACTCCTTCCTACAACACCAACTAATTATTTTACACTTAGGATATTTCTAATACTCCATCCATTAATCGTAGTAGACTTAGATATCCAATATTCTTTTTCTAAATACCTTAGTATTTCTACTAATATATCATTAGTTACGACATCTAATGTATTTAACTCTTCTAAACACTTCTTACACAACTCTATAAGTATTTTTAAATCATCTCTAATAATATTATAAACTTCTAGATACGAATAAAATTTAACATCATTAGATAATTCTTTAATATCTGATTTCTTTATAATTTCAGTTAAATTAGATAAAGGTTGTTTATCTAATTGAACAAGTCTTTCATTTATAGTATCATACCATTCAATAAACTTTTCATAGTATTCCTGAGTTTTCTCGTGAGCATCTTCAAAACCCTCACCTTTAACTAAATAATGTAAAGTAGAAAACTTTACATATAGACTAAATATAGTAGCGTTTAATTTATGTAACATAGTATCTCCTTAAAAAATAAATCTATATCTGTTTAGTGTGAATATAGTAGCTATAGTTGAAGGTAATCCTCTAAAGACAAATGTTTCTAATAGAGCAGATAACCCTGACTTTATACCTAATATATTAGCTAAACCTATTAATGCTATAGAACCTACAGGATTCTTTTGAAATATTTTTGTAGCAGTTCTATGTACTCTTATATAGTATTTTAAGAATGCTGCTAAACCTAAAGCATCAAAGTTTCTTAATATCTTTGATTTAATAGGAGAGTTATAATCAACAAATATTTCCTGAGCTTCTATAAAAGCATCTTCATCATTATATCCTAATTTATCCCTATAATACTCATAAACTATCTGCCTAGGTAAGAAATCTGTATATCTTTGCCAGTTAGCCATAATCTGATATAAATTAGATTTATTAGTTAACCATAATTCATTAATAGTTTTCTTAATAGTTTCATTTAAATCCTTAGAAATAATACCTTTTTGAACCATATTACCTAATTTAGGACTAGCTAATACTACTTCATTAATAAACTTATCTATAGTATTACTATTAGTTTCATCTGCGTCTTCAGCAATATTTGTCCATAAACCTTTAGAAGCTAATTTATGTACTCTATTAGATCTAATTCTAGCATTAATAGTATTTAACTTAGATTCTAATTCTTTCATAGTTTTAATTTCTTCATCGTCTAGAGTTTGTTTATGTGTATACAAAGATAACTCTTGTTCTAATTTAACTCTTTCAGTTTCATCACTTAAATATGTTGTCAATGAATCTGTTATTGCAGGTATAGATGCACTAATATCTTTAGCAGGAACACCTAATAAACTTAATGTAGCTAAGTTAGATGTAAAGTCTAAAGCTGTTAATCCAGGATTTCTAACTATAGTAGTATCCTTAGATTCTCTACTAGCTATTTTCATAACAGAATCAAACTTACTAATAAACTTAGTAAAAGATCCTTTATGTTTACTAGATATATTTAGTGTATCTATTATATCTTTAGCTAGATTATCTCTAAATCCAAATACACCTTCAATTACTTCTTTAGGTATCCATAACCTATCATATGTTTTATTATTTACATAAGAGTATCTTTCATATACTTTATCAAATAAATCTTTATCTCTAGCACTAAAATACTTTTGATAATCTCCTGAATTATTTTCAAAATCTATTAATTTGACAAATCCTCTTCTATTTAATTCTGCTTCATCTTTAGGATTATCTAAATCTAATCCTAAGTTTTTAATTCTATCAAGAGATCTAACATAATCATTAGCACTCATTAATGATTCAAATATATCTGTATTATTTATTTCATAGTTCATAGATTTAATAGTATCTTTACTCATTTCAGCATAAACTAAATCTATTTCTTTACCTGTATCTATAACATTATCTTTAAATGTTCTTGTAGGAAATATTCTATATGTATTTGAATTTCTACCTACTTGTACAAACTGTTCACTATTAGCTGAGTATTCTCCTATTAATAATTTATAACTATTAGTATCACTAAATAATCTATTTAATTCATACTCTTTTCTTCTTTTAGCTTCTTTAATTATAGATTCATACTGGCTACTTCCATTCTCATATAAATCTATAAGATTAAATCCTCTTTGATAATAGTCGTCTTCAACTTTACCATAAGCTGAATATGTTTCATTCTTATTAAATAATCCATATTTCTTGAATATCATAACTTTATTATTATGCTTAGATGGTACTTCTGTTTCTAATCCTAATTGATCTACTGTAACATAACCTAAATCATTTACAAGACTATTAAACATTTCAGATTTTTCCATACCATATTTTAATCTAAATAATTGATCTTCTAGAGAGAAATTAATACTTAACATTTCTACTTCATTATTATATCTATTAGCTATTCTGTTATCTAAATACTTAGCTGTATATGGATTATCTGCATCTAAATCTGAAGTAACACTAAATAATCTATTTTCCATTATAGACTTTTCTAACTCTTTTAACTTAGATGTATCTAATCCTTTCTCTTCGTATTCTTTTATTCTTTTTTGAACATTACCTAGATCTTTATTAGCTTCATCATTATATGATATAGTTTTAAGATTTTTATCTTCTAATACTCTATAATTGATTAGTAAGTCTTTTAATAGTTTAGTAGAGTTTTCTTTTAACTTACCAGTATTCTTATCTATAAAAGCCCATTTAATATTATTTTTACTAAATTTTATATTAGCTATATCATAATGATATCTAGGATCATATATTTCACTTTGATAGATAGCTTCAGAAGTAATATATCTTTTAAACATTTTTATCATAGATTTATACTCATCAGATTTATAATCTAATCTAATCTTTTGATTAGTTTTCTCATTATATTTATCTATAACAGTAACTAACATATCTTCTACATTTATGAATCCTAATGATGAATATTGTCCTGTTATTCTACTCATAGCTAAGTGTTTTAATCCATTATGTATTGCTTGATTTAATTCCTTGCTACCTTTACCATTTTCCATAACTTTATATAGAAGATTTATTGCACCATTATCTTTATCATATAAGTAGTTAGATCTAAGATTCCATATCTTACTATTCTTATTAGCTACTAACATATTTAATATTGTTTGTAATTGCTCTTCATCTATTTTATTATCTTTGTCATATATAAGGAAATCATGTAATTTAAATACATTAATTACAGAACCTAAATTATGTTTGAATTTATCTGTAGGTTTTAATCTATGATTATAAAATAATGTATGTTTATTACCATTAACTACAAAAGATCTATCTTTATCTCTTAAATTTTCCATTATATCAGGAATATACATTTCTAATAGATTATTTATACTATCTTTATGAACTTTCTCACTATTAGCAAGATGTCTTTGTAAAGTAGTTCTAACATTATTTACTTGTGTTAAACTATGTTCTATTCCTCCAAAAGACTTTTTATTATATCCCCTTAGATCTCTATATAAATCATATAGATTTTTAACTAAAGCTTTATCAGTAGTTATCATAATATTTTCAATCATTTCAGAATAAGTCTTTCTAGACATAGGATCTATAACAAAGTCATAACCACCTTTTAGTACTATATAGGCTACTTTACTAAAAGGATTATTCATATTATTATATCCTTTTAAGAATTGTATTCTTCTAGCCATAACTTCATCTTTTACTTTGTCTTCATCTAAGTTATATGTTTTTATATAGTCATCTACAGTCATAATAGCACCATTAGTTAATCTATGGAATAAACTATTTGCTTTATTTATTGCTTTTACATAAGATCTATCTGCATTAGTATTAACTAATGTATCTTTAGTTGCTTTATTAAAAGCACTTAGATTAGAAGTTAAGTTTGCTAGTTCTTCACCTAAAGAAAGATTCTTAGATATCTCTCTTTTAGTAAATATATTAGATACACCTCTAAAGAATAAATTAACTATAGCATCAGATATTTTAATAACTTTCTTACCTAATGAAAGTCCTTCTAGATTTAAATCATTTTTAATAGTAGATTTGTATAGTTTCATATTATTTATGTATTGAAACTTTCTTTCATCTGATAAGAAGTAAGCTATAAATTCTGAAGGACTTACATCATTAAATATAGAATTATAAATATCTTTAGTTATACCTAATTCTTTTAGTTTATCAGGATTACTATCTAATGAAGCTTTTACTGTATTCTTAATTCTATCTATTGAATTAATTATGTTTTGTACATCACCATATGCACTATTTAAAGCATTCTCAGTAGCAGAGTGTATCAGTTCGTGATAAGCTGTAGTATTATCTAAATTAGCTTTATTTAGTACTAATATACCATTAGCATTATCATATTGTCCTTTAATACTAGTATTATAATCTTTACTCATATAAGCTTTAGATATATTAAGCATATTATTAAAGAACGATAATAACTTGTTAGATACTTCTTTATACTTTGTATTATTACTTTTACTTATATCTAATTTAGCTTGATTAATAATATTAGATACATCTACTTCATCAAACATTGTATATTCTATATCTTCATCTATTCTATTACCTAATTGATTTCTTTTATCACTGTCAGGACTAGTAGTATCAGATGTATTAGAATTAATACTTTTCATACTTTGTTTAGGTATATACATAGTATTTATATTGTTGTATCTATTTAAAGTATTCTGTAATTTAACTAAATCATTTTCTACTATATTAGATACTAAATTAGAAATATCTTTAAGATTAGAATTATAATAACGAATTATAGAAGGATATACAATATTCTCTATTAAGATATTACTTAGTTGTAATGATTTACCATCTATATTAACATTATGCACACTTACATTCTCTCCTAAAGTAGGTATGTAACTTTTAAACCTATTAAAAACTAAACTATTCAAGTAATTATCATTAGATAAAACCATATCTTCAAATGAATTAAATGTACTGTTTTTATTATCTTTAGCTACAAAGAAAGCATTCTTAAATTTTTTAATAGCAGCTAAAGTTTCAGGCTTATTATCACTTCTTTTAATAGTATTTATAATATTATCCCAAGATCTAATATCAAACAATCTATTAGGATTAACAGATGTATTATCATTAACCATCATATATTGTTCTAATAAAGGAGAAGATTCTTCTAAATGTTGTTCTATATTATTATAGAAATCCTCATCAAATTCTATAGATACAGGTTTAGTATAACCAAATTGAATAGGTTTAGTTCTTCTAATTTGATCTAACTTATTCTTATGATTTATCCTTAGTTCTCTAATCTGTGTAATCTTATCTTCAGAAGTAAGTTCATTATTAGATAGTATATTAGTAAGATTTCCTAATTGACCTTTAACATCTATATTAAACTTAATTATATTGTTTTGATTACCAAGTATTCCTGATGAATAAATATAATCTAATATTTTAGTATTATTAGATAATCTTCTAACATAATCTATTTTATCTCTAGTAGATTTATTAGTTATATCTTCGTTAAGGTTTAAACTATTATCATAGTTTTCTTCTAATAGTCTTACATTATTGAATAACTTATTATTTAGATAACTTAATAAATATTGAGTAGTAGGTATATTAGATTTTTTTAATCCTTTTAAGTTAGCTATATATAACTTATCTTTTTTATATAAATCTGTATTTATAGTATCTATAATAATATCATTTTGAATATTATTTAGGTTCTCTTCTTCTCTTAAATCAACGATATCTACTAAGTTACTAACTTCAGTTAGATTGATTTCTTCATTAGGTTCTATATCGTAAAAAGAAGTATTATTGTCTATTATATTAATATCTTTAGTTTTGTATAAATCAGTTTCAAATATCTTAGGTAAATTCATATTCCAAGTATCATCTTTACCTGTATATAATCTACTAATAGCTTTATAAGTTTTTTCTATATTCTTAGGTTCAGTAAATGAACCATAAGATAATTTATTAGAACCTAAAGATATAATATTATTTACACCAAAGTTATAGAACTTATTAACTTGATTAGATAAATCATCTAAAGCAGATAGTGATCTATTATTTAGTTTTATAGTATTTCCTATAACCTTTTCTCCATTAGATTTAATTTTATCTAGTATTTGAATTAAGTTAAAATCTTTAGTCTTTCCTGATTGTTCAAATCCTTTATTCCAATAATTAGCATTATCTAATAAATTAAATACTGAACCTGAATAACCATCATATACAGATACATTTACTCCGTTACCTATAAGTAATCTACCTACTTCTGCTTCTATACTGTGATTAATAAGAGGAACAACATCTGCAAACACAACAGGGACAGACGAATTAGAAAATACTTTAGCTGTGTAGTATTTACCTTCTTTTGTAACATTTAATGATACTTTATTTCTTAAAGAATTGTATATTTCTCCTTTATACATTTTAACCATTTTAGCTTGTTCTTCAGTAGAAACATTATTCTTAAACATAGTAGACATAAATGAATTACTAGAACCTAATTGTAATTTAGTATCTTCTAGTTCGAATAATAAATCAGAAACTTTAGAATGAGTTAGTTTATTTAAATCATTAGATATCAAAGAAATTACATTCATATTATTAGAATTAATAACATATTGTAGATATCCATTTTTATCACTAGTATGAGTTATTATTTTAGAATCACTTATATCTAAGGATTCTTTATATTCTGGATTACTATTTATAGCTTTAGCTACTTCTATTACTACTTTATTATTAATACCCTTTAGTATCTCTTCTTTTATATTACTAAATATAGCATTAGCATTTTCAGACGCATTCCTAGAACCTCTAATAGAATCTAATGCTCTACTTATTGGATCATTGTTTTTATCTTTAGAAGCTAACATAACTATATTATAAGTATTATCTCCTAGTATTTGTCTATTTAAGATACCTAACTTATACAATTCAGTAGTATTTTGATTTTTAAAAACATTTTGTAAGTAATCTAATGAATCTTTAGATAATCTAACATTATTATTATAAAGTTTATAAGGAGTACTTTTTTTAGTTTTACTATCATATCTATTAAGAGTATTAGTTTTATTATCTATATAATAACCGTTATTTCCTAGTCCTGTTATTATTCTTTTTAACTCTGTCATTTTACTATAGGTATCTTGAAAATTATTCATCCATTCTTTACTATAAATAAAATCTTTATTATTAGTAGAGTTAATAAAATCTTTAGATGACTTAAAATCTACTTGTGTACTTACAAATGTTAAGTGTTCTAAGTCTGATAATAAGAAATCATCTATTAGTTTAAGAGTATTACTTAAATCCCCACCAAACATATTTTGGTTAGTTTTTCTTTCAATATTATCTAGATAATTAAAATATGATACAATAGAATCAACTAATAGATTATCTTGATCTGTTAGTTCAGAACCTTTTACAGCTAATAATCTATTAGATAATAAAGTGTTTAAATCATTATTAGCTAAAAACTCGTTTATAGTAGTAGCTCCACTATCATTAAATATTTTAAATCCTTCTATAACTTCTGTAGTAAAATGTACTTTTAATTCATTTATTAGACCATTAATAGAAGCTCTTTCTCCAGAACCATATAAAGGAGCTAATAGTATCTTTTTACCTAAATCTCTAACTTTTAGGTTTTTACCTTGATAATAATCTAATAATCTCATAAAAGTATTATCCCTACTAATAGAACTTAATCCATCCATTAATCTATTAATAGCATTAGTATAAACATCTAATTCTTTTTTAGTTTCATTAGAACTAATTATAAAGTCTTTAGCAGATTTATATTCAGGACTAAATTGACTTAGTATTCCCATATAAGAAGCAAACTTAGGATCAGATTGTAATATATGTAATTGAGATTCAAACACACCTGTAGCATTACCATCTATACTAAGTATAAAATCTCCTTTAGTTACATTTTCTCCTTGAGATAGTCTATAGAACGAATCTAAGTTAGTTATTTCATTAAACCCATAACCGTGTGATTTATTTACATTAGATTGTTTTATTCTAGAATCAAAAAAATCTTTAATATTAAATTCATTGTTAATTCCATTAATAGAAGTTAAAGTCATTGTATCTAAATTACTATCATCTAGTATTGCATCTAATAAATCTTTAACTAAGTATTCTTGGTTATTGTGAGTAAATACATATTCTATATTATTATCAACTAAAACTGCATCAGCTACTTCATTTCCTAAAGCTTCATTTAAAGCTATAAATAAAGATAGCTTATGTTTAGGATCTTTAGTATCAACATAAGTATTCATATCTGTATTATCTAATACTAGTAAGTTTCTAAGAGATTTATTTAATCTATAATTATATCTAGAACCATTAGGATCAACCCTACCTTGTGATTGCTTAGTAAATGACATATAGAAAGGTTCATTATCTTTAAATATACTATGATCTATAATTCCTTGATTAGCTAAATCTATAGATAATAATTCACTAAATGCTCTAAAGTCTTCATCAAACTTAGAATGTGTTTGAGAAGCATCTCCTATTATATTTAAATTAAATGAAAAACCTTTATTACCTTTAAGTATATTACTTAGTAATTCTTTATCAGTTATTCTAAAATATTCAGTAGTACCATCACCTTTATCTATAGGGAATATATTAAATACACTTAATTTATCATTTTCATTTAACTTATCTATGTCTAATGAGTAATTACTAGAAATAGAATCTCTAGTATAATAGTCAGTATTATTAAAAAGACTAACTCTACTTCTCTTAACATCTGAGTATACTTTATCATTAATATTAGATAATACTTCTATATTATTAGAATTAACACCTAGATTTTTAGAGAATATACTTAATACTCTAGTATTTACTTTTCTTTTGTCTTGTCCTACTTTATTTAGTAATTTATCATTTATACCTTTTATAGGTTCTCTAGATACTGCATAATCCCTTTTATTTTCTCTTGATGATTCTAATCTATCTTGAACTTCTTTAACAGATTTAAGTATCATAGATGGATCATTACTATCATATTCACTTAATGGAATAGTCATTACTATATGGGTTTTTTTATCTACATTATCAGTATAGTTAGTTAGATTTAGTTTAAATCCTAATATATTATTATTACTATCATCTACTTTATGATTTAATATTGTAGAACCTATAGATAATAACAATTGTCCAAATTCATTCTTTAAAACATTACTACTTATTTTATTACCATCTAAAGTATCCATATCTTTTATATCTAAGTGCATTAAATCAGAAGCAATATCAGCTAATTGAGTAAAACTATTATTTAATGTAATCGCTCTATTACTTTTAGAAATATAAGATGGTACATCTGTAGCTATACTAGAACTTTGATTTATATACTGTAATACACTCATAATAGAAGCATATATTAAATTTAATTTATCTGGATCATTTAATGCTTTATCTAATACTTCATTTATTTCATTATCTGTAAAATCAGTAGTTTTATTAGCATTAGATCTTAATGTATTAACATTACCTCTATCTATTGTTATATCGCCAAATAGTGTATAAAATACATTATTAAAGTAATCTTTCTGAAACTGATTTTTATTAGTTAATGTAAAGATACTTTTTAACGCTTTAGATAGTTCTTGTTTTAAATCTCCCTTAGTATTAAACTTCTTATTAAATATATTAATAAATAAACCTAAGTTTTCATTAGCATAATTAAAAGGTGAATTAGCTACTATATTCTGTCCTGCAAACGAACCTATAACAATACCTCTAGGATTACTGTCAGCACTCTTTATAATACTAGATATACCTTCACTCATTGTTTTTAATTCTGCAGATATAATGCTTAAATCTGAAGCTATATTACTAACAATAGTTTTATCTAAGTTCATTAATCTATTCTTATTACTTAGTACCCAATCTAGTATTTGATTAAACTTACCTTTTATTTTAGTAATTAAGCTACTAATTGTAGTTTCTAACAATGTAGTATCTTTAGTTTCTTGAGATTCTTGAATACCTTTTAGCAATCTATCTGTTTTATTTAATCTATCTAAATATGTATTTAGTATATTATTCATAACACTTAGATTAGACAAAGCTTTTTCTACTTCTAAAGTATTATACTTGTTTGGATTGTTTACGACATATTCAAACTTAGAAATTGTATCTCTAATATAATCTAATTTATTATTAAACTCTTCTCTAGCTTTAGCTATATCATTTTGATCTGAATTAGGGTCTTGTAATAACTTATGAAGATATCTAAATGAATTAGCAATTACTTCATTTAAGTCGTTACCTAATTCTCTTTGTTTTTGTTCTAATTCTTTATAGTTTATATCGACTATACCAAAGTTTTTATCTTGTATTTCATCTAATACACTAGTAATCTTCTCATCAGGTTTAACATCATTTTCAATTACCATGTCTGATGATTCAACTAAATCTGAATAAGCAATACTTCCTGTATCAACACTATCTATTAATTGCTTCACTTGTTCAGATTCTAATCTATTATCAGATTCATTTAGTATTCTTAAAGCTATTGCTGATTTAGTTTCTAAATCTAAATTTCTACTATTTATATCTTCTAGAATTTCATCTACCACTTTAGAATACGCTTTCTTATTATCCTTGATGGTGTATAAGGGGTTCTTTTGAAAAGATTCTGAAAAGGGTCTATTCTTAGGTATATCTCCATATTCTTTATTTATAGCGTCTAATTCTGCTTGTTGTTCTGGAGTTAAATCTTTAGGATTTTCTATATTTTGTAAATCTATATCATTTAATTGATTTCTTCTAAAACCTTTAGCTTTTTTAGGTTGCTTAATATCTTCTTTTCTTTGTGTAGTAAGTTCTTCTTCATTGTCTAATGAAAAGGTATCATCATCTATAGATTCTTCTTCAGTTTTAGTTTCTTCTTTAGGCATAAATTTTTCAGCAAATTTATCTCTTATAGATTGTTCTGTTATACCACTTTCATACATTAAAGGTAGTAATTTATCTACAAAGTCTTTATAACTTTTAGCTGTATTAACTAGATTAGTTAATTCTGATAGTTTATTATTAGAGGCTAAATAAGGTAACAATTCTGGATATTTATTAGGTATATTAACTACAGCTTGAGCAATATATTCATCATTAAAGAATTCATTAACATTATCTAATTGTCTTTTAACTTCCTCATTATTTGGATCTTCTTTTAATCTTTTTTCTAAATCAGCTTTTATATTTTTTAGTTTATTTTTATCACCTTCAGATATTCCTTTAACTTGTTCACTATGTTTAATTAGTCTAGAAGATACAGCTTTAGATAATTCAGTCATACCAGAACTGACATCATTTATATTTACATCAGGATTAATTTCTCTAGCTTTAGAATGAATATCATTAGTTAGATTACCTAAATTATCATTTACAAACTTTTTAAATTGAGTTGTATTTATTGTTTCTGTTTTAGTAATATCATCTACTTTAGGAGCTCTACTAGCTTTAACATTTTGTGTTAATGACTTAGTACCACTAACAGCCATACCAGTACCTGCAAAAACAGTACCACCTAATGCACCTACAACTCCTGCATAACCTAACTCTTCTCTTAAGTCTTTAGCTTCTTGTGTATCACTAGTTAGTACTTCTAATGGAGATAATCCTTTATAGTCTTTAGTTGCTTGATATTCAATATAAGATTGTGGTATTTCTGTAATACCTTCTTCTACAGCACCTAAACCTAATGCAGCCATACCTTTAGTTACTTTACCTGGATTTGAATATCTAACACTAGAAGGTATTTTATCTACTAGTTTAGATACTTGTTTTCCTGCAGTTAAACCTAAAGCTAAACCTGCATAATCTAAACCTAAATGAGCAGCTCCTGCTAAGTAATCCATACCTGTTCTATCTAAAACAGTATTAGTAGCTTCTGCTCTAGACATAGCTAAATCTGTAGATCTTCTTTGTAAATCTACACTTGTTATTACAGTACCACCTAATAACATTAACTTACTAGCATTCTCTAGTTGTGCTATTTGTGTAGGAGATAATCCAGATATCTTAGCAGTATTAGATAATGTCTTTAATGCTTTAGCACCTTTTATCATACCTGCAGGACCTACTAGTGTTGCCATTTCAGGTAAAGAATAAACTACTGCTTCTAATCCTCCCATTGTTGAGAATTTATCCCAGAAATCACCTACTAATTTAGGATCAGTATATGAAGATCTATAATCATCTACAAAGTATCTTTCAAAATTCCATCCTTGAGGATTATCACCAAAATAAACAACATTAGCTAAACTATCTATAAAACTTATTGTACCATTAACTACAGCACTACTAAATCCTGTAGAGTAAGTTCCTATATTTTTATCAGTAGATAATCTTTGTGTTACTGCTTCTAATGCTTCATCATAACTCATAATATGAGTACTATATAGTTGATTAAATACTCTATTCTTTTGATTCTCTCTAGCTATTTGTTTATCAAATTGACTTAATTCAATTCTAGCTGTTTCTTTAGCTATTTCTAAATTAGTTTGTAAATCTAATCTTTGTTTATCATATTGATTTTTTATACTATCTTGAGTATTTAATAATTTAGTAATAGCATTATCTTGATCTATAATAGATTTTTTTATAGCTTCTGCTGAATTATAATTAGGTGATAGTCTTTCAGTTATTTCATCTACTGGAGATTTTAATTGATTTCTTATATGAGCAGTTAATTGATTATCTAAATCCATTTGTTCTTTTTGATTTAGAGCTTGCTCTCTAAGTCTATTTGTAGCTTCTAACTTTTCTATACTATTAGATAATTGAT